ACCCGCCATTATTATATTGTATATATGTATCGGATCCAGCTGGTGATCCTGAGCCACCGCTTGAAGCTATCGTAACCTGGCCATTCGACGCAGACGTTATTGTAACATTTGATCCTGCGACAAGATATGAAGCGCCGGCCTGCGTGTGGTGGATAGATCCAGACAAGGTACCAGTCAAAATTAGGGTACCAAAAAAATTATGAAGATCATCCGCTGAGTTCCCAAACCACGTTGAGCCGGTCGATGCCAGAACAGTTGCTCTCCTACCATTTGTTTGATCACCCACTATAATAGGCATTGCATTCCTCCCATTGATACCAGCATAAATAGTATACAAAAAAGAAAAGGAGGGCCAAAAGACCCTCCTTTTCCATCCCTTAAAGAAGGAATTAATTAGAGATTATATCTCCCATTCAACGTCATCGTCGCCTGCACGAGGGGGGACACCCTTCATACCAGCGTCTCGACCTGTTGGGTCAATCTCTTCCATAACCATCCGGAACCACTTACCAGTGTAGTTGTTCCTAAAAGTGATCATGGAATTTTCCTCGACGAGGGTCCAGTTTCCTCTGTCATTGCAGAGGTGGAGGTCGCCCGTATAGATGTTGCCAAAGCGGACGGAGTCACTACCCAGGTTAACACCTTCATCGGCCGATGGGATGATTGAACCAGCCGTCACAGTGATGTTATTGCTTCCAGCATCCAACGTCAAACCAGCCTCAGAACGAACCACAACACCAGAACTAGTATTACCATCTTCGCCGATGGTAATCGTCCTGTTACCGTTAGTACCGATATTGATTGCCTGAGCAACGTCATCATTACCGATGCTAATTGCACCAGCTGAAGAGTTAAGCTCCAGAACTCCATCGGCATCAAGAAGTAGCGTATCATCAGAATCAAGCGTAATATCGCCTGTACCTGTTGAAGCTAGAGCGATACCACCGGTACCGGCATTAAATGCTAATGCAGTTGCACCGGTCACGTTACCCATGGTGATTGTACGAGCAGCAGCACCTGTACCAACGCTGATTGCTTGAGCAACAGCGTCAGCACCGATGCTAATTGTACCACCAGAAGACTCAATCGCGATCGCTCCAGAAGAATCTACCTGGATACCACCTGCGGTAGCATTAATATCAATCGCATCAGCACCAGTACCTGCAGAGTCAAGCTTCAACACTTGAGCACCACCTCCAGAAACGCCAATTGTCAGATCCTTTGCCGAAGCAGAAACAGTAATGTCAGAATCATCATTGGCATCAATTGAAAGAGCACCAGCAACGTCAACGTCCATGCCACCAGCAGTAGCATTGATATCGATAGCATCAGTACCTGTACCTGCAGAGTTCAACTGAAGAACTTGGGCGCCACCACCAGAAACGGTAAGGGCAAGGTCTTTAGCTGCGGTACTGACTGTAACATCAGAATCATCAGCACCATTAATCGAGAATGCAGCAACAGCATCAATAGTGATACCGGCTGCAGAATCGATATCGATACCACCAACTGCATTCATATCAATTGAATCTGTGCCCGTACCTTGAGATTCTAGAATCAAACTAGAAGCTGTTGCACCCGTTACTGAAATGGTGAGGTTCTCATCTGCCCCGTCAGAAGCAACCGTGATATTAGAAGCAGCTGCACCGTCTACAGAGAACGCCCCAGTTGTATCTACAGCAATACCGCCAGTTCCAGCATCAACATCAATACCACCAGCAGCATTATCAGCTTGAATTCTAACGGCAGCAGCATCAGCTTCACCACCAGTTAAGTTCAATGAACCAGCAGTAGCATCTACTGTAAGATCACCAGTACTAGCTGACCATGTTGAAGCAGCTCCAGCAGTAAGCGTAATAGCTCCTGAAGGTGTGACAGACAATGAAGTCATACCAGTCTCAGTAACTGCACCAGCACCATCAAACTCCCATGTACCAGTATCATCACCCAAAGATGCGCCACCATTACCTACAACAGTCATAGTACCTTCGGCGGTCAGGTTTGTAGCTAGTGCTGAATCAATATCGATACCACCCGCAGCGGCGTTGATTTTAATGGCCGAGGCATTGTTACCCTGGGTATTTGTGACAGTAATTCTCTCACTGGTGCCTGCATTTGTCATCATAGAAATTGCGCTGGCGTCGTTGAAACTAGACTCTAGTGTGATGGCGGCGGTGGCATCTGTTACAAGCTTGGTAACATTTGTACCATCAGTCGTCATGTTGGATACACCGCCCAATGAACCACCGTTGTTATACTGTACTTGAGTATTAGAACCTCCAGCAGGTGTATTACCATCAGATCCTGATAGTAGTGCATACTGCTTGCCATTTTTCATCATGACATGAAGTGAACCTGTTGCAGCATAAAAGAGAACGTCATCGAGATGCATTCCTGCGGTACTTAGACCTGCACCGAGGGATGCAGCTCCTCCGACCATCAGCTGAGTAGCTGCATAGCTGGTACCAGCACCTACATGTCTCTCACCGAGGAAAAATGCACCAGAAACATTTAAGTCGCCGCCAAAGACAGCAAACTGCCTTTTGTTTAGCATACCATGTGTTGCACTTCCCTGCGCGCCCGAAACAAAGAATGTAGCGCCTTGCGGTGCTGAAGGGAGGTGGAGGTCACTACCTGCTGCTCCACCTGCGTAACCAGGATCACCAAATTTGACTGATCCTGTGACACCAATGAAATTATCATCTACATTGGATCCTGTAATATTATTAACGAATAAAGCCATTATTTTCTCCCATTGTTTTTAGTATTTTGCTTTAAAGTTATGAAAAACTAAACTACAAAACCGAACAAATTCTACGTACAATTACATAACACACAACGGTGAACATAGTGACGTACAGGTAAATAATGAACGATACGATATGCTAACAAACAGACGATATTAAATATATCGCCGGGGCTCAAACATTATGAATTAGTTATCATTCCTCGCAGCATTCGAATAAAGCTGTCGTATAAAAAGCACTCAGACGATAGAAATTCCAATGACAGAGATTTCGCATCTGCATCTTCGTCATCAAAAAGGAAAATATATTTACCAGAATGCTTATCGGTAGACGCATCTATTATTTTCTTTCCCTTCATCAACAAAAATGCAGCAATTGCCATATCATGTGTTTTGTAAGTGTTAACACTATTTTTCATCGCTTAGCACCTTAAAAGTGACTTATTAATCCTTAAATCACTTGCTTGAATATTTAAAAAACCACCATGGAGCCTAATCATCATCTTCAAGGGGTTGTAGAACCATCTTGTATTTTTTTCCAGTTGTGTTATTTACTACACATAAATATTCAAGTTCTTCGACTATAGTCCAATTACCGCGATCATTTTTAAGATGAAGGTCACCAGTATAGATATTTGCCCAGCGATTTGTATCGGACCCAAGATCATATGTCGTGTCAGCAGAGGGATATATACTACCTGCAACATTTAAATTACCTTTAAACTTTGAGCCACCAGCGGAGCCAGTAAAATATAGCGTGCCTGGTGAATTTATCTCCACACTCCTGCTTGATACTCCTCCTGAGCCGGTTAAAACTAATTGTCCTGCGGCACCGTCTCCTAGATCCAATAGGTCTATTATCCCCACGTCTGAACCAAGCTTTAGTGCAGACCCTGCGAATATTTTTACAGGCCCATGGGGATTTCGCACAATTGCAACATCACCAGAAGCCGGCTTAAGCTCCATTGTTCCAGTAACCTCAATACCTCCGTCAACCTTAAGTGGTGACCCTCCGTAGAGTGTCCCTGATACAACAACATCACCAGCAAAAACAGATGTACCGACTGTGCTTGAGATACCACGAGATCCAGCTGTTCCTGAAACAAAGAAATTAACATCTGTTCCCATTCCGAGATGTTGTCCGTATACGTCTGACTGGAATGGGTAAACTGCAACCTGGTTTGCCTTTATCGGTAATGCATTAACGGTACCGTACCACCGGCCACCATATAAAGATCCGGATATTAGTGTATCGCCACCGAAGACAGACGTTCCAGGACTTGATGTACCCCTTGAGCCAATAGCACCTGATATGAAGAAAGATATGTCAGACATCTCTCTTGGTTGCATAGCTCCCACATGCATTCCGGAACCTGATAATAATACTATACGCCTGTTATCCTGGGTGTAGTATCCCCCCAGACGTACAATCTCTTCTAGGGATGAACCACCATTGCCAAAAGTCCTAAAGACTAAATCATTTGTTGATTCTTCATGTACGATAGAGCTACCGACCACGTTCGCGGCTCCGGCAAACTCTAGGGTCGAACTGTTTGTTTGTGCACTTCTCTGTAGCCTAATTGCAGGGCTTGAATCTTTTAAATGCACTAGCGAACTCGGGTTATTTAGGCCGATGCCAATCCTGTCAGAGCTACCCTGAACATAAAGGGTATTATTACCGCCGCTTGTCTTAACTTGAAAATCGACATCTCCGCCGTCGCCGACCGTGACAATATCTTGGGTAGATTCTTGCATAGTCAGTAAAGTCTCACCACCAGCCGCAAATGTTATCTTATCACCCTCAAAGCGCATATAAGTATTTGCATCATTTTTGTGGTAAAGATATTCCCCCAAATCCATATTGCCGCCGACAGACAACTTATATGAAGGTGTGCTGGTGCCAATTCCGACCTTGCCGTCAGTAGTAACAACAAACTGACTACCGACAGAAGAATCAGATAAATTAACAGCCAGGGTTCCAGATATTGCAACATCACCACCGAAGACAGATGTACCACGAACCGTAGTATCTCTAGAGTCAACCGCGCCTGATACAAAGAAATTGGTGTCTGTAGCATCCCACTCATTCCCAGAAGATGGTGAAGAGCCTGCGCCTGACAATATGAAAAATTTGGGGGTATTTCTATCAATCCTTAGCTTGGGATAAACAGTAGTAGTTGCTGCAGCGTCTAGATTAAGCTCGTTAGCACTACCATCATATAAAAACCTAAAGCCATAAGCACCGGTACCACCGAATTCTTGACCCTGGCCAGGACTTAACTCTAGTAAGCTAAAAGAAGAATTTTTATTTAGGCCAGCCCTAATAGATGCTGTAACGTCATGGGCTGGTGAAGGTCCTCCAGGTCCTAGCCTTATATTATGGCCGTATGCTGTCAGGCTTTGAGAAACAATAAGCGATCCGGATACCATTAGTGAGCCAGTCACTGTCTCATTTACTTCTACTACATATTTTTCAGCATAAAGTGTACCGCTTACAACAACATCACCACCAAAGAGTGATGTCCCCTTGGTTGAACTTCCACGAGAACCGACGGATCCTGATACGAAAAAATTAATATCAGAAAATGAAGATTCATCCAGGCTTGACTTTGCCCCAGAACCTGATAGAATAAACACCTGGGATGTACTACCATCTCCCTTAATGTCCAATGTACCGGATGGTGTTGATGTCCCTATTCCTACTCTATCTGTCGGCGTGGTTAACCTGACAACTGTACCGCTATCAGTCCATCCTCCCCCGAATGGCATGCCGAAAGAATTATATGCTGTGCCACTAACAAATATGTCTCCCCCGAAAACAGAAATACCCTTTGACGCGTCACCCGAAGTTACCCCTCGGCCTCCAATGGCACCTGACACGAAAAAGAATATGTCACCGCCGTCAGAGGTATCTTCATTTCCTTTTGAATATTGGGAGCCTAGCTTGAGTTGATCTGCTGAGGAATCTACAAATACGCCGTACCCTTTATTTTGGGTCTTAGCTATGAAATCAACGTCTTGGTCACTGGAGGGATTTACAACTATGTCTGCTTCTGAGCCATCAAGCTGTATTAAATTTGTTGTAGAGCCCCCATGGTTTGCCCTAACATATATGTCTTTGTCTTGTGTCGTATTCTCAATGTAAACATCATCGGATGATAGTGATATCTTTAGGTCATCCCCAGCACCAGCCGTTATTCCTGCATCATTTCGAAATCGAACAATCGACTCGCTTCCATCGAGTTGTACAAGTTCAGTTGACCCTCCTCCATCGGAGTCATTAATAAAAAACTTTAAATCTTTGTCTGCGGTCCCATTTGCTATATTGACATTGCCTGATGATACTGAGACTCCAAAATCCGAGCTAGCTCCAACAGATAGGCCGGTATCAGAATTAATCTGCATTGCCTGGCCGTCGGTAGTGATTGTTGCATTTGCTTGCTGGATTGCTCTGCCACTAGTACCATTCGTTGTAACGACAACGTTGTCAGCGTCAATCTGGCTAGCCATTGTAACATTGCCAGTTCCCGCTCCACCAGATAATTCAATAGAGACTGACTTATTCGAAGAATTTCCAGTTAATGTGACGGAATCGCTGGCCGTTAATGTCAGAAGTGTGTTATTTCCGGAAAATGTTATGCTGGTATCTCCAGCAACCGTGCCACCATCGGCGGCAAGGCCGATTGCCATGACCCCGCCAAAAAGTGGAACTCCCCCGAATTTAAGTGTACCTCCCTCATTGTACAGCCTATCAGATGTATTGGCAGGCTTGGTGTGGGGAGGCATAATCAAACCACGAGGACCCATGGCTGAGGAGCTTAAACCGATCTGTAGCTCTGGTACAGATATAATCCGGCGCACATTGCCAGATTGATCATCCTTAAGAGTTAGGAATGTATTTTTAAGAAGCTGGTCTTTATCTGCTTTTTTTGGCATAAAAACTCATCTCCTTTCTAAGTTAGTCCTGGAATTCCTGTCCCTGGCGGAGACATATTAACTGGATCAAGTATTTCAGTAACAGTTACCTGCTGGATCTTATCTGGGTCATCCCCTCTTTCAACTGCTCTACCATCAAAATAAGGCACAGATGATGTTGCAAAATAGCTAAGATTTTGTGACATTGTCTGGCTAGGTGATATTGGAGAATCACTAGCTCTATCTACAAATATAATCTTGATTGGAGAGTCACCCTTCGGGGATACAACGTCAGGTGCTGCATTCCAGAACCTAGTGTCATGACGCTGCTCTAACATATCTCTCAACTGGCCATACCGGTCGTATCTAAAAACCGCCTCTGAATATAGGGGTGAAGTAGAAACGATACCGTACCTGAACCCCGTGGCCCCTGACATAAACTTTCCGTCTGATAGCCTTATGGTTACTGGCGTCGTTGAGTTAGTAGCCTTGTCTAGAATTGTTCCGGGATAGCTTCTATTCAAACCGTACCTAAACATTGCTTCTTTTACTCGGCTATAACCCTTAATAAATGAAATTTTAGAATTGTCGGATGAAGCGCTAAAAACCATAACACTTCGAGCATCCCTATAATCACGCTCCGGATCTCCGAGATAAGGCCAAGGCAGGGATGCGTTACCTTTCCACTGGAAATTCCCAAATGATGTGCCAGGAGTACCATTTAGCTCCAGCGCTCCAGATAAATAATAGGCCCTTTTTGAGCCCAGCCTCTTAAATCCCCCAGTAGAAGACCCCCCCATGTTCCTAGAATGGAAAACTGACCCAGAGATTGTTCTCTTACTAAAATATTGGTTAATGTCTGGAAGAAGAGAGTCGTAATACCTCTCCGTTGAATCTCTAAGCTTAACACCCCTAAGTAAAGAACCCGTAACACCCTGAGTGCCCATTGATGTTCTACCAGCTACACGGCGAGTTGCGATGTAACCGCGCCCAGTGCCATATGGTTTTTTCGGCCTTAAGGTCCCCACATATACCTCATCCAGATAACCACCGGCATATGATATATCCTTCTCTACCAAGAATTGGTCAAGTATCGGACCAGAATCATAATGTACATCCTCATGAACAGCTAAAGATGTTAGGGGCTGGTTTGATCCAAAATGAAATTCGCTACCTCCCTTAACTAATGAGCCGTACAAGGTTAACTTTATTTCACCAGTTGCAATCTTTGACGAAAAATCCCGGCCTGTGATATGATCAGGAAAACCAGCGATATCTGATTCGGTGACTTGCATATACGAGACAGAGCCGGCGGAGGAGACATTGGTCGGTGTCATTTGCCTAATTACCCCCAGCACTAGATTGTCATTAGGGAACAGTAAATAAGGAGACACATCAACTACTTTATTAAAGATGGGATATCCTAACCCTGGTGTGCCGGCAACTGCAAACTGCTGTGCAACAGGTTGACCGCCTGCGACTGTCCTGCTTAACTTTCTAGGTGAAACTGATGAGAACAGAGAAGTACCTCCATAATAATTACCGGGTAAAAACCAGTCGCCCTTATTCGGCGCAGAGGCGTATGTATTTCCATCCAGAACCCAGTTCCACCAGGACCTACCCGACAATGGTCTATTTGTAGCCGGGGCCACAGACATCATCCTACATGGCGCCTCCATGCGAACTGATCCGGTGAAAGATGATTTATCCCCAGCGGTACCGCCGTCAGTCGGGGCGGGGACCCATGTGTCTGCCATCTGGAAGGGAATAGGTGAAGATGCAGAGAATTCGGACACCGTATCCCACCCGTTTGTATCAGTTGAAAAGACACCAACCCTATTATACCAGATTATATCTTGGTCTTGTGTTTGTTCAAACCTGGCCCAACGGTTACCTGTCCAGCCGGCACTGTAATTATTGCGGTCCAAAAACCTAATCGGTGTCGAGGCTGTTGACGAAAAATTAAGCCACGGGTCGGGTTGTGACGATCTCATGAGAATGAATGTCGTAGTGGATGCGGAATCCCTAGGGCGGTCACTTTGAAGCTCATAACCTGGACCGCCAAAAGCACCAGAGGCCTCTAAAACAACCTTTTCTAATAAGAAAGGTTGGGAAATGTAATTTTTCATCGACAAGTAATGAGAAGCTGTTGCATTAAATTTACTAGCTAGCGGGAACCCACATGGAGATGATGATGGGGCCCCCTGGCCATCCCATTGCCTATTTAGATTTCCCGGGCCGCCTGTCGACGGATCCCATGTGTAGCTATAATAAGTGGCATTTTGAGGACACACAAGATAGCTACTAGTCACCTGGTGTGTTCGTCCACTCATATAGTCTACATTGCTACCCGTGGTTAGATCACCAATAATCTCAAATTTTCTAGAGTCCCATGCATAATACAGGATACCTGAATTAATTCCTGCCGCGGCACCTGCATTGCTACTAGGGTATGAACTACCATTGGTAACAATCGTAGTACCTGTTGAAAAACATACCTTTGACTCGACTAGGGGTGTTGATTTAATTTCTATTATAGTCTTATCACGAAGGGGCATAGAGAATCCAGGTAGGATAGACTCTTCCGTACCTGTAGACCAAAAGTTGGGAAATGAGGGTGAATTTGAGGATGACAAATATACTTTGCTCTCATCAAACGGTGATAGGCCAAATGATGAACCAAATTGACGCCGCATATCTATGCCGTAAAACGTTGATTGACCGATATAACTAGTCTGGGGAACCGAGCCAGCAATCCTTATGCTTGAACTAACATTCGGTGTTGCGACAAACCTATCAGACTGGTGCATATTAAAATATGGGGCGGTCGAAAATGAGGTCATATCATTGTAGTAAAATCCAGAGAGAGGCATCATCTCTGGGTATTGTATCAACCTGTCAGGTGTGGTTCCTGAAGATGCTGAAGTGAACATGACGGTTGCATTATCTGAAAATGGAGCCCTAGATATCCCTGCCCTCCAGTCCGCGTCCCCGGTCCGGTCTATAACAGGGTAATCGTATAACATCACATCGTCCATCTCCCTTCGCCTTAAACGCGGCGGGGTATCGAGAAAACCAGATGATAAATTATATGCGCCTAACCTATATGAATTATTTAACGCTTGGATCTCTGTGGGGGTGAGAACCCTTGAGAAAACTGCGAAGTCTGAAACCCTACCGTCAAGTTCATCGGTTCCATCTTGCTGGCCACCGACATACAGCCTACCGGCGTGGTATGGTACCATACCGACGTAACTAGAATTATTGATATACCCTGCAGATACATCAACCCCATTCATGTATATTTTCATGCCGTTTGCTGCAGAGGCGTCGGAGACAGCCGCTGCGGCATTACCGTCGTATGTAAATACCAAATGCATCCAATAACCAGGTGCAACAATGGCAGGTGACACAACGACAGCTGTGGCGGAGCTGGCGCTGCTGTCCTCTAGCTTAAAATATACTTTATTATCGAGATGACTAGCATATGCCCTATACTCATTGTCGTCCGATGCTCCACCGCTTTTACCAAAAAGATATTGAATACCAGTGATATTGTCGAAGTTTACCCACATGCTGACGGAGAAAGGGCGGTCCGAAGTTACTGTGGGGGTACCCCCATTTCCCAAAGAGCTGAATGACAGTAGGCCGGAGGCAGCAGTTGCATATGCACTCTGGGCCGATGAATCGTTACATCTCACAGCGCGATATATAAAACCTCGATGAGGTGCAAACTGGACCTCAGATGTAGGTGCAGAATTTTCGTATGAAACAGTCGAGATCTTGTTGGGCCCTGCATCTGTTGGTGTTGTGGCTGTCATTCGTAACCACATTACCAAGTTGGAATATGCATCAACGCCATAAACGTTTCCGCGCCAGTCCTTAAATGCCCTATTAAGATCTATCGTTTTTGTACTAGTCGCCTTCATTACTTCTTAAATCCCCCGAAAGCTAAAGAGTCAGTACCCATTTTCCACCCTGGTGCATTGGATGTTGAGTATGTAAAACCTGCAGTTGTCGAAACACATTTCGAAGGCTGGCCGTAGAAACTCTCTATCTTTGATCCCGTCATTGCTGCAACTGCATTTGCTATCGGCGTTGTTCCCATAAATGTTGGCCCGAACCCATCCTTTGAATATACATACTCATACCTCCACCCTACATTGACGCTTGTCTCTACAAAATTACTTGTAGTTGAAGCAGCAGGTACCTTTACAACCACATCATTAAAGACGCTGCTTATCTTCTTTTTTGCCTCTATTGACTTAAGCGAAAATGAATTCATGTCATTATAAGGAGGAATATTTGCCTCCTTTAAATCTACGTACTGTGCAACTTCGCCGTCAGCATCGCCAGGGGTCATATAATATAACTCAGCCTTAACCCCCCTAAAAAATGCTGCCTTAAGCTTTCCTGATGGGAATGAAGGAGGTAGGTTATTAAACGAAAAATCCACAAGTCTGCGGATGGGGAATGGCTCAATGACTCCATCCATCTGATCTAAGGAACGCAGGGAAGAATACCTAACAGCCAGTGGTAATGTACCTGAATTTTCCGCGGAGGTGAGGGTGATCATCTTATCAAGGGTGCCACTAACTATTGCATTTTTTTCTACGAACGGAGTTCCTTCTTTAAAGCCTGTATCGGACTCGCCAAAAACGTCATGAACCCACAGATGATTAATAATTGTCTTGTATCCAGGGGGTGCATTCAAACGCTCACGGGGACTACCTGCAGCCTGATCGTCGAATGCTTTAAATGTTAGGGAATTATAGTCTGTGACAACAGGTTCGACAGATCCAGAAACCAATATTGCATAGGGCGTACCAACTGAGATTCTAGGAAATAGAGATCTATGCAGCTGGCCAAATGTCCTTATACTGACGCCTTGACGAAATTTGTCTATCGTTCCGCTTAATGTTCTGGTTGTTGGCATATTATCTCCCTATCTATGAACCTTCGACATCGGCGGTGAGTGTATCCAGGTCTAATAGTACCGCGGTTGGTAGAGGTATGGCACCTTGCGGTAAGTATGCTGGTGCAAAATTATATTGCATCTTGGCACGCTCAAGTATATGAGATTCAATAGTAAATTGTACCCCCAAGAATTCTGTCTTTTTTGGAAGTAATTGCTCTATCATAATTCCTACAGAGTCGTCAAACCACCTAAAAAACTCAAAGAATTCTTTAATCTGGATCCTACCCGTTAGTCGATTGAAATAGATATCACGCAATCTCCTAAGATCTGGATAGCTAGATGCGAACAGTAGCTCTGGATTTCCTAGGGAATTCTCAAAATCTTCCAAGGTGCCAAAGATCTTAATAATATCTTCATTCAATGCCTGGACAAATGAATTCTCAATTAAAAAACGTGTGTCGTCCCAAGGCTCTTCGTTCGGGGGAATTTGATATGCAGGGGCACCCTGTGTTCTTTGATCATCAATATTCTCTTGATCCAGGAAGCCCCTCACCCTAATCTTATTAAATGAGCTTCTTTCATCAAATTTAGGATCAATCGTGCTGTAGTATGTTAACCACGGTTTAATAATTTCTCGTTGAGGCACAAAGCCTGCACCTAACATCATAAACCTCTGCCTCGACGGATAGACGGGGATACCTCTGCTACCAGTAAGGTTCCATGGAGCACCGTATGTGCCCGTTAGGGATAAATTTTGAGTAAAATCAAAAAATGACAGCTCACCGTTAACAGAAGATTGCGTGACTATCTGGTCCATACTAACGTCTAATCGTAATCTCTCAAATGAACCCGTGGGTGTATGAATAAAATTAAAGTGTTTATTTGGGTATACTGTACCCAAAGATTCAGGGTCCCTTATATGTGCCTTAACCTCCTCGCTGGTTAATGCCTTTGACCAAAACCTTATTTTCCCTATCTTACCTGAGAAGTTTGTCGACCTTGCAGTCTCAGATGAATACCTAGAATCGTTTAAGCCGGGAACATAATATCTGATTGCATTACTTTCTATTCCATTCTGGAGGCTTTGAGATCCAATCGCCAAAAAACACCCGCGGTCGATCCCGAACGCACTCGCGAAACCATCACCTGCTGATGAACATGACCACCAATCCCACACGCTAACGCTAGTGCCATATTTTGGCACTGTTGAATTTACTGATTTTGTCTCACCAAAAAAAGAGCTTGTATGATAAAATGATAAAATAGAGCCGTTATTTTGCGAGCCGGCATTTATAAAATATGATGCCGTCGGTGCATGCTCGGCAGTGCGATTAGGCTGAATTTGTTGCGGTGCCACACGCCCGAAGGATATATGCCACTGTTGCCCATCAAATATATTGACGCCTGTCATAACTAGCTTAAATGAATTGTCAGGATCAGTCGCATTCTTGATAGACCGACCCCCAGGTCGTACATGCAACTGTAAAGATGATGTTATATTCTCGCTAATAGAGCCAGATATAGCTACACAGTTTAATAGTGCATATTGCCCTTTATTGTATGCAAGCTTCGCAGAAGTCATTCCTAACATGCCACCTGTCATATGAATTCTCATCAAACTTTGGGTCGTATGATGCCGAACTCCTGGCAGCGGAGACTCTAAAAATTGATAAAGACCCTCGACGGTAAATGACCCGCTTGTAAACAGCCCGTCTTGAGGGTGAGTAGACCTCCCATGGGGGGGATAGAGCTTCTTATTTGCCATATTCTCAGGATTGATTGTTGGCATTCCTACCTCAAGCCTTGCACCTGATAGGAATGTTGACATTGCATGCGGAATTTTCTTATTAAAACCGGTGGGGTCATTCGACGCCGGTAAATGAGCCGTATTCGATATTATAGACCCAGAAAAGTCTGCCATTCTTAGAATTGATCTCTTTGGCCTATACGTCTCTATTAACTCTCTAGACCGAGCACCGCCAAATTCCCTAAACTTGAAATTACTCTCAGGATCTATTCCGCATGAGCGTATAAGCGACTTAATGGAGTGTATTGTGCCCTTACTTTGTGTAATATTCCTAAGGTTTACAAGAACTCTTCGCCACATTTGGTTCTGGACAAACCTCAAGCTATTTTTACTAAATTGGGCGTTTACTAGTAAGTCTTCTCCCTCTATGTACTGTTTAATTTGAGCATTTGTATAAAAGCTTGGAAGCGGAAACCCATAGTATTGCCCTAAGAATGTCAAGAACTGGTTTGCGATCGTCCTATCTTCTTCATACTTAACAGTTAATAACTTGCCGAACTGGTCGGTGAACATCTTTAGTTCATCAAAATATGAAGACCACATCAACATCATCAATGTGATTATTTGAGGAGAACCTATCTTACCGCCACCGGGAAAATTAACAGATCCGGTTGCATAAGGTTTTCCTACATCACCCTCCTCAGTCTTAAATCCTTGAAATTCTTGAGACTCCAGAAGGTAATGCCTAGGAATTAACCTAGTAATTAAGTTGGGATTATTAAAATCATAGTTGCTAGCAGAAAATAGAAGCCTTTGATTTAAGCTGGCGACTGCATTCTCAGTCGGAAACAAGATCGGATTAACATCTTTTCTCTCATTCTTTAGGGGCATTGTAAGCCCGACTGTAGCTGTCTCTGATCCTCCCTCACCTCTATTTCTTGCCCTAAGAGATGAAGTAAAATTAGATATTTTTGAATGCAGCGAATTCCCTGAACTGTCTAGGACAATAAAATTGTTCGTATACGACCCCGTGGGTTCATTGAACTTGAAATACAACCTAAGATCTTTCGAGGGAAAAACATTTTTAAATTGGAATTTTCTTTGTTGTCCCGGGGACCTAAATTCATGCCAAACCCTAAATTCGTCTATTGCTCCTGAAAATGTTTGGAGAGGTGTAAAGTATGAACTCGCTCCCGTTGATGATGTTAAAACAGTGGATCCTGACCCAATTATAAAGTCGGAGGATTCAAATGGCAATCCTTCAAATTTATATGATGTTGCGGACTGCTCCTTGAACACGCCGCTTTGGTACATCTTTATCCTGTGTTGACCAGACCTCCTATCTAATGACAGACAAACATTATTGAATTTGCCTTTAGGCAGTGACATACTAGAAACTAGATTTGCTGTTCCTGACGAAACATGCATGAATAATGAAACATTCTCCTCGGCGATGTCACTACGCTCTATGCCTACTGTCAATGCACCCTCTGAAGAAGACTTTTGTATAATGACCTGCTCATCATGTGTATGTAAAGGCACCCATACGGTCATCTCGAATGTTAACGTTTGTATACCTGTTGGGCCTATTATTACCTGACCAGATTCATCTTTTGAGAGTGAAGGAATGAGAGATCCAGCAGCATCTTTAACTTTTATATACGTTCCTGACGACCCACCTGGAACTTGTCCCGTGTTAGTTCCTGAAAAGTGGAGGAATCCGAGATGTTTTGGAAACTGCTTGTATACCCAATGCTCGAACCCTGATAGGTCGTCTAAAAATTTCTCTAAGTCCTTTCTGTCTCCGTCAAATGGAAACCGATTAATAACCTTGTCAAAAGCGATATTAACCTTAGACTCAGCTGAATTATAAAATGTATGATTTTCAAATTTGGAGAAATCAATTGCCAGCTGTTGCGTCGACTTTATAGGCCCGGAGGGTGCATCATACCGAAATGACGAAGTGCTTGAAATATTAGAGGAAGACAACGACGCGCCAACCTGACCTCTAAGAATATTGGCATTATAGGTCATTCTTTTTAGGGTCTCGACTGAGAACAAGTCCCTCTGCTTAAATAACGGATTTGTCTTGGCCATGTCTTAATCCACCCTAAATCTCACATTTTTAGCTTCTTGGATTAATTCTAACCCAGCTTCCTTGATTAGAAAATCAATTGTATATGTCCTACCCTTTGGTAGATAATCTACGTATGTCTCAAAAAACATGCCTTTGGAATCGCTAGATAGCCTAGTAGCATTATTTTTCTCCTCAAATGGTACCCATACATAATCATCATCTATATCTCTAATTCTGTAATACACTTCTTCTAAAATAACACTCTTTAAATTGTAGGGTAACCTCGCAGCCTTTTGATTCGCAGCAAAATCACGTACAAAAACCCTAAACATTACTTTTTCATTGGACTTATAGGAATTTTTTGCATTTGTGACTATCATATCAAGCCGCTTGGGTGCAATATTAAATGATGTAGGGTCATTTCTACCCACAGTTAAACTACCGGTATAGTAACCCACTTTCCCATCAACAGAACCCCATATTTCATCAAAGGTTATTGATCCACTGGCTATAACAAAATCTATGACCCTTGTACTACCGAATATGACACCGGTGTCTTGGCTAGATATAGCAAATGATGCAGAGTATACACCTGTCATGTAGTTGAATATCCTGGTATCAGCTCCAGCTGCAGATATAGAATTATTTAGAACCTTTGTTCCAGCCTGGTGCTGAGATGCTGAAATTTGCTTACTGTATGAACCTGATTCTATTTTTAGAATCATGCAATCCGTACCAGTGACTTCAGAGGCAGCAGTACCAGACAATATGCTCGCAGGAATTCCTCTTTTAAAATTCTTAAGAAATACGGACCCGGTTAAATCAAAAAATAGATTTTGGTGTTGATCTTTTATGGTGTCATCGTACGTAACAACAAGTCTAGGAATTTTTGTCTTATCTCTTACATGCCGACTTGCAAACCTCTTAACAAATCTAGTTTTTGCATCATTTTCTTCTGAGCCTGTGAATGACAATCTCCACCCGCAGTCAGGTAACACCCCCGCAATGGTTGCTGAGACAATTGTCGTCACATCCATAGACAGGTTCTCGCTTCCCTGCTTAAATAACTGTGAAACCCCTAATCCTGTGGTACCGTTTCCATCATTTAAATTTCCGGAAACTATAATATCAATATCAGCAGGGTATCCGGTGCCGGATGTCTTGTCAATAGTGCCTTGCGCATTTGCCCCAGAAAGATACCATGCAACATTTGATGCATTTTTATAAGATGCAGTAACAAAATTTGCAACGTCTAAATCAGAAAATGACACTACGTTCTTGCCAATCCCTTCGTCAAATGATTGTGAGAGTGGAAAAAGCATTAATGTAAAATTAGTGGGGGTTACTTGGCCACCCATAATATCGAAAAGCTCTAATGTACACTTGAAGTCAGAGCCATCTAGGTTCAAATTTTCCCTTGATAACTTTTCTATTCTCTCAAAATCAAATTTTATTAGCCCTCGTGATAACTCTACAGGATTATCCACACCGGTCAGAAATGATTCATCATAAAGCTTAAACAAATCGATGGTGGAAGCTTTTCCCGTATTAGCATCTGAGGCACTAAACGCATTCGATATAATCTTATTCGTGATATATGTGTCTTTGCTAGCAGTTAATGTAAGATACAAAATACCCTCCTATGAAGCAGTGCCAATTATGTCGAAATCCGGATATCTTAACTCGAATATCCCTCCCTCCATAGGAACAATCATTCCTTTTATATTCATCTTAGATGGTTCAAATCCTATTATAGAATATTCCCTACCGTTGACTATTCCCACACGAGGTATTATTTTTGGCATCTCTTGAATTGCTATAACCCCCTCGGTATTAACAATAATATTAACAATATCAGATGTCACTATTGGTTGGCCTATCTGGAAATTCTCTATAGTTAAGATATCCCTAATGTTAGCTATAACCTCCTGAACAACTGTTGACTTATTGGAGGATGGGTGCGTGACAATCGAAAACTCTACGCCGAAGTTTAGAACCCGCGTATCCAAGATGTCCACTGCATCCGAAACTAGCCTAAATTCATTTAAGTACTTTCTTAAATTCTTTTTTAGTGCATCTGGAGATACAGTTAACCTACCTTCCCTGTCTAGGCTAATAACATAAAGATTAGATGCAAGAGGGTTCATTGGATTATTTGTAGCCATGGCACGATACACCCTCCCAAACCTAGCAGGTAATGTAAATATCCTGGCATATAAATCTGACCTTGTAACCATGCGGGCTTGTGAATTTCTCGTGGATGCTATTGCAGCCCTGAGATCGTCTAGGGTAGGGGGATTTAATCCTCCCCCCGCCGGTTGTGTGTTTATAGCTGCGATAGACTGCTTGACACCGTCCGACATTGCTTTTGTTATGCTAGTGTTAGGAAACAATATCTGTAGAGTCTCTATAGTATTAATTGAATTTGCATTTACGTTATGTGATAACCCACCCCCAAAACGATACTTGATAGAAAGAGTAGTATTAACTGGTGCAATTCCCAATGTTTTTGTCTCTAGTAATGAGTTGGGATCTATAACGAACCTAGAGAATGTTTTCTTTCCATATAGCTTTAAGGCTAACTCGCTAGGGTCGGGAATAATGTCATCGTTAAGAGACTTAGCTGTTCCACCACCGAACTGTAGGGTTGTTATTTTTGTCTTAGGGTCCACTATCTTTACGAACCTGCGAGGGGCAGGTATGATCTCCATATCCTGCTCTACAAGCGCGCCTTCGGCGTCCGGACGTAGCTTTCCGCCGTATACGACATCATCAACCAATGAAGAAACCTCATAATACTGGTTTCCGTTTGTGTCATAGACGGATATTACTTCAGTCACATTAACATTCCCTAAATCTATTTGCCTAAAGGGTTCATGTACATTAGGGATAAAAAATGTCTCGGTTGTTTCTTGGCCTGAAACACAAATACCTTTTTGCGAAATATTATAGGCTGTAGGGGCTCCCTCATAGTCTACGCCGGCTATCGAAACATCTGCCCTAAGATCTCCGGACTTAAACTGGCTACCCATGTTAATGTCTTCTATCAGCGTAAATTTTATGCCACCAGGACCGACTAAAACTGTTCCCTGTTGTATAATGGGCAATGCTGTCCTATTTGGACTACGTACACCATATGAATTTTCTTGATGTGGAACTTGAATAGAGAATGTAATCTCAGCAACCGCAGGAGAAGCTGTCACTATATCCACGCCGGCGTTCCTCAGGTGTGATATCACATTATCAGGTTCTATTGCAGTAAATGGATTTAGCTCATTAAATTGATGATCTAGATAAAAAGACAGGTTGTCACCAACCATTGCTGCAAAGTCTAGTAGCATTCCCCCTAATGACGACTCAGAAAAATCTTGTATCTTATCAGGAAAATAAGTCTTTGCATATCCCAATAAGTCTGCCCTTAGGCTATCAAAATCCTTTGCTAGGTATGTCCTACTACTTACATTCTTTAATTTATTCTTAATATCTTTTGGCATAAATTATCATCCTGCTACATATAGCATTACCTGGACCTGTTTATCAAATGCATTTAAAAGAGGGATATCAAATGTTACCCTAATTCCAATCTTAGCAACATCTTTGTTGTCAAGGTGATCTGTAAAGGTTGTGAAGTCCTTTAAGGTTATAAATGGCATATATTTTGCAGATGTAGCAGATATTCTCTCCATTGCTACAGCATCGATATCTTCACTGCCAAGTTCAAATGTTAATTCTCTTAAATTTGCACCAAAGTCATAATGAACCATCCTCTCACCATGATTTGTTAAGACCATATTTCGAAAATTATCTACCATCTGATCCCCAATGTCTTTATGCATCTTAAATAAACCGTCATCAGTTTCGCCATACTCTATGGGTGTTTTAATACCCAAGGGTAATGCATCCTGTTGTGGTAACAGCTGCTGCTCATCTAAGCTGGAAAGACCTGAGCTGATGAAACTGTATGTCTTTTGGTTTTGTGGCATTCTCTGCTCTATAGAGTTGTCGTTATGGATTAAATATGTACTCTAGCAAATCCTATAACGAATAGAGCTTAAATAAAACACGCGTAGTGATATATACGCTAAAAGATATACAAATATCTTAAGATATGACGGCTATTAGCTGTCTTTTGTAATAATCGGTGGGAGTGCTAGAATCCTCAAGTCACCGGGTGGTAGGCATGCTAGTAGGTGATGCATATGTATCGCTTTCCAGTTAACGGTACCAATTTCTGGCATCTCTTGAACAGAGTATGGCTCCGTAACAGGTGGAATGGGCACAGCATTCAAATCATCTAAGTTGGCAGAGATTGCCGAAGTGCCTGGATCGGGGACGCTCAGTGATAATAATTTAGCGGATCCCTGGGTCAATGCCATCCCAATATCTGTATCTACTACATTGGCGGCACCCAATATAAGGCCGGTCCATGCGGCAAGCACATCACCAAGTACTTTACCCAGCAGGCCCTCGTCTTCTGAAGCTGCCAACTTCTCATATGTCTCTTCACCTGCTGCTAATCCTAAGGACAACAAGACCTCATCAGGCTTTGTCGCCAAAAGTGCCATTACCGGAATTGCAGGAAGTGGAGGAATCATATATGCTGTTGCAACCTCGGGTGCAATAACCTCGTTAAATACCGTAAATAATACTGGAGCAACAGCATCAATTATCTTTTGTCCGTCCTCATCACCGTATAATGCCTTCACAGAATCCTGAAGAAGTGCAGGGGCACCTGCTGATATTGCAGGAAGCGATCCACCTGCCTGTAGAATACTATCTTTTACAATCCAGTCAAGTGCATTAAATACTGTATCATCACCACCATTACCATGGGGATCAATGTTGAACCCCCCCGGGGCCCCGTCCCACTCTAAACCTAGGTCCGGTGGGGCAGGCTGGCCTGAATATGATGTTACAACGGCCATTAGCAGGTTTGCATACCCTAGCGGATCTTTAATGTCCATCGGGGCATCAAGTTGTGTCGTAGATCGTAAGATAATTGCCTTCATCATCGCAAGCTTATCTCTGGCCCAGGAGGCATCTTTAAGAGTATTCTCATCCGGTATTGAATCATCATTAAAGCGTCCGACAATATATGAAAATACAGGTTTTTTTGCGCCGAGCCGAACTGCGGGGTTGGGGTCGGTTGCAAGTGCCTCCATGTACACCTTTGACGCGCTCATTTTCACATTTGCTAGTGTCGGAGACATGTCACCGGCTTGAAGGACTGGGTTTTGAGGGGGAATAGTGGGTACGGTACCTGCCCCCGCATTTCCTGTAAACCCGGGCTTGTATAGGGGGTCATTATCTATAGTCTCTTCATATACTTCAGGCATTAGGCATCATTCTTCATGAAGATTGTTTTACTTTTCATCTGGGTCAGCTTGCCCTGTAACGTTGTGGCCGCCGTTACGACAGGACTGTCAGGGACACCTAGGTTGCATATTGACAATGTGAGGTTCGTACAGAATTCATCCAATAGTTCCACAAGTTTATCACCCATCACTGCAGCCTGAGCCTTTGACTTTGCTGGATCCCCCAAAAATATCTGGTCTGCCTGCCCGTCGCCTATAAATACCTCTTTTGCATCAATAGCAACTTTTCCACCTGGTAATAGTGAAACAGAACACCTGTTTGCAGGGTCGGCGCCTTCCCTAATTATTAGAATTGAACCATCCGCCGGTGGCTTTGTAGCAGGATCCTTCCTGGCAACTATTCGAACCTCATTGGATTTCATTATCACATAAGCATTATCATCAACGGCCTTGACCTTAAGGTCATTCTTAACAAAATCACCTAGAGAATCCAGCAGCTTAAAGTTGGTATCACCTGATGTTTTCATTGAGATATACACACGTGAAAGGTCGGACATGAAATCCGGATCACCCTCCTGTGGGTTTGCATACCAGTTATTTTTTACTAGAATTATCTCTTCATTATCTTCAGGTGTAGCATCAGTGCCGGCTGGTGAAAAATCTGATCCGAAATTAACAGGGTTCTTATTTGTCTCTTTCCAACTACGTGTATTTGCTATGGTGAAAGGCTTAGTCCCATCAACCTGACCTCTGCCTGCGACGATATCGATTGTCCCCTTAAGTGCCGGTTCTTTTGCAGCACTTATACTATCCCCCCTATTCCCAAATGGAAATCCCTTATCAACCTTAATATTTGCATTACTGACAGTTGTCCCATCACCCTTTGCGGGGTCGGTTGAGCTTTTGTCAGGGGTATTAGTGCCTGTGAAACCCCTATCTTCACCAAGGCATATCAGTGTATTATTCGACCCCTGCAGGGCTAAATCACCTGGACGCTTAGTAAACCTAGGAACTGCCTCAAAATTTACTGACTTATTCGATATCGAGCCAGTAAAAATCATATCATAATCATCTGGCATCGCTAGGGTAAATGTATCATCAGTGTCAGTGCCATTCATGAATGCCGGCTTATCGGGAGGTGTTTCTGACTTAATCTTCGTAGCAACCTCCATCAACGTTCGGTCCCAATGGGTAAAGTTGATATCATCGACGAAGTCAGCAGCTGGAATTCTACACAGCCAGAACATTAGATCTGATGTTGTTGTTGGATCGGGATCTATTAGAAAAACAGTCTCACCTGCCTTAACCGGTAGTCCTATGTGGGGAGGAAAAATAGGATAAGCAACAGACACCTTTTGTCCTTGCGCTGACTTAGCACGATCCAAGCCCCCTGTGACATCCCTAACCAGAATTGAATTACGGGGAGCCGATATCAGGTATGCACTATTCTGACATTCATCAAAGTATATATCCCTCTGCTTAGCAGGAATAGCACCTGGGTCATTTAGTACCTCTACAACGACACCAAACCTTAAGGTGGGTTGTGCCGGTGCTTCCGCCTCCGCAAATGCGGATGTAGGATTTGAGTCGCTAGCCAGGTAATCGACATAGTCAAAATTGCGTCCGGCCATGATTTAATCCTCTATTTGTGCAAAAATATCATCCGGATTAACACGGGCAGCTCTCTCTTCACATTTTGTTATCAGTTCGGCTAGCCGCAGTATCTGGTCATTCGATTTACACATTCGCTCGATATACTTCGACAATGTAGGCCCTAGGGTAACATGCTCAGTAGTCCCTGATTGCATTTGTTGAAATGCATCAGTAAATAACATGCCTGCATTCTCCCTATCCATTACTGCATTATGGTATATCTCTTTCCATAACAGCTTCTTTTTATCCTCTGATGCATCTATTGAATCAAGTAGCTCTGCAAAGTCTGCTACTTTTTGCTGGCTGTTCCTATACTTGTCAAACATCTTATCGACATCATTACTCATAGCAATTCCTCCAATATCGTCTTTTGTTTAACTATATCTTTATAATGTTTTCTAATAGATGACATTGCAACAGACAGCTGTTTAGGATTGAGCCCTGATATATCTCTGACATATACAAAAATCGCCCTTTTGTTTAAAAAATCTAATTCATCTATATTCTTAAACACCGTAGTTATGGCCTCGATACATGCTATTTCTTTTTGGCCTTTCACCCTACTTCTAATTTTTACTAAAATTTCCAGTATCTCATTTCTGAGATTTCTCTTAATTAATATCTCGTCAGGAGCAGGGACAACATCATAGTTTGCTAGAAAACTTTTGTCAACCGCATTCATTGAACTATAGTCACTCAAGCTGACATGTCTCATTGCCCGCTTCTTTAGCTTTCTAGAATTCATTATAAGCCAATTTTTTGCAACAACATTAAAGTAAGAAAAAGCCTTAGTTCCTCGAGACCCATCCCATTTATGAATAGTCTCATATAAAAAACTAACACAATCATTCTTTAAGCTAATATAAGGCTGCTGGGGATTTACAAAGCCGTAAACGAAGATTAAGTTCTCTGCCAGTTTATCGAATGCCGGCAATATTTCTTCTACGTATATTTTTTCTTTGTCGTCCATAGAATCAGTATCTTGATATTTTTGAATACTGGCCTGAGTATCTTTACTGAAGTATGGCTCTTGACCGGAGCGGCGGCGCCTCCTTGTTTTTTTCTTTCCTTGCATGGTCGGGAATCTCCATTTTAAATTATTCCTCAGTAGGTGGCGGCGCCTCGTCTACACGGGTTATTGAATTTGCAACGTATAAAATTGCATCTCTACTTTTCTCTATATCAGTTAAAACTCTACGTATTTCTGGACTATCGTAAAAAAGAGGTGTTTGTAGCACATTGTACATGCTGCTATATCTCTCATCCAAAATATCAAGTGAGCTCTCTATTGCATCTTGAAACTTTAGAATCGTTAACCCAAATCTTATTGCGTAAAATGTAGAGATTATAGATAATAAAGATAAAAAAGCGACTATGAGGACAATAGGCCAGCTCATACAAAATACTTCCCTATTGCACTATCGTATAGAGAATTTATGCTGCCTTGATTGAACGTAGTTAGTAACTTTTCCCTAAGCTCTTTTGCCCACTGTTTAGGAATTACGTTGGACTTTCTAAATTTCCGAAGCCTGGCACGTGCATGCTCACTAGAAGCCTCAGCCCACCTTGCATTTTGCATAAAAATTTGATTATCAACCCTCGTCTCATGAATAGGTGACAATTGATAATCTACGCTGACATATTTTCCGAGGCGTAAAAAATCGACATGTCCGGACCATGCTGTTGCAATAACAGGTAGCCCGCTAGCTGCCGCCTCTAATATTGGAAGGCCAAAACCCTCGCCTCGTGTTAATGATACCAGTGCAGAAATTTGAGGATGCCTGTATAGAGAAGCTACCTCCTTAGTCGACATTGCACCGTGGATCATATGAACCTTAGGATAAGGACCCTCTCTAATCTCGCTAACAAGCTGCTGTACAATGCCGCTAGTTATTTTTCTATCAATTTTTGTATTTTTTCCTGAGTTTGTTTTTAGCACTATTCCGACATCAGGATCATCTTTAAATTCATCACAAATCCACTTTATAGTATTGAATAAATTTTTCCTATCATTATAGGGATTATTTCCTGTTAATTGACCAAAAACAAGAAAATTGAAGTCCGTCTCAAACTTAATGTCGATAGGGTCTAAATCTTCTTTCTCAATATCCTCATAGAAGGACTCGGGGACAACATGCACAGGCACATTACACTTTCCGGAATTCTCTATAACTCGCCTGACATGCTGAGATGGTACGACAATACAGTCCATCTTGTTACATGCATTTATCCACTCAGGATTACATACATCTGTTTCCACAAATGCAGATACACCTATGTTGATATTTGCCAAATTAGGATCCCACTCATTTGGCAGCTGTACCTGTATCGAAATGTCACATTTTGCTGGAGGATTATTGGATCTAGCCATTATTTCTCCAGCAAGGCCTGACTCTATATCCGGATTAACCATCCATGGTGTGATCCCCCAGGGTACACAACTCGTAAAAATATTGGACTCAGGATATCTATTCAGTAGCCACTTAAATATCTGCCTCGAGTGTGTACCATACCCAGAATACGTTAACAATGGTGCCCTAATTATAATATTTTTCATGCTTAAAATGTCCTACACACCCAGCTATTATGATTATCTTTCCAGTTATCAATAGTATGCATCAGCGTATCATGCCATTTATCGATTGTATCCTGGTGTAAAAATTCAGATAAGACATACTTCCTAGCCTTTTCTCCCAGCTTTTTTCTACCCTCAGGACCCTCTTCAAACATTTTCATTAATGCCGCAGCAATTGTCTCTGCCGACGTGTAGTCCTCAAAAATATAGGGTACCGATTGTGAACCCACAAGCGATTTGAGCTCGATCGGTAATGCAACACCGTTCTCAGTTCCATCCCTGTGGTCTACAACCTGCCTGGTCAAGCCTCCTGTTGTAGTGGCTATAATCGGGGTACCTGTCTGCATTGCCTCCAGTGTCGACAAACCAAAACCCTCAGCATAGCTCACCTGTATACATGCGTCAGAAATATTGTGTAAGACATTCATATGATTAAAATCAACTCTTTCAGTTGAAAAGACAACGCTTTGTTTTACATCGAATAGCTCAACGACGCTGAATAGGTTTGGGCCTTCGTGATCCCCGGGGTCAGTATGCATAAGCAAAGTGACTTTATCATGCCCATATTTTTCCTTGACTTCCTTGACAAACATAGACCACGCCCACACAAGGTCTGCGGGTCGCTTCCTGCGTGCATTTCTGTTTATCCATAAAACCACGAAATGATCTTCTCTCTCTTTTCCCAATAGAGAAACCCTACACGTATCTATGTCTTTCTTACTCATAGGAAAGAAGATGCCTTCGGGAAGCGAGTGAGGAATAAAATTTGTCTTTTCCGGAAAATTTTCACTAACAACTTCATATGTTAAGTGAGAATGACAATTGATTAGATCTGTTGATTCATAAAGAACATCATTAAACCTGGGTGTCGGCCGATTATCCCATACATGCCACCACACTATAGGGCACACTTGATGAATTTCATCTTCCATCTCAAACAACCACGTAAAAAATCGGGGATCTGTGAATAGAAAAACTGCATCAGGTTTCTCTGTTGCTAGTGTGACCCTTAGCATCTCAGGTGTGCCGAAACCATCAACAGGCTTAATAATAAAGTCGTCATTAACAACTACTGTCTCATAGTCCCCATGTTTAATCGCTGCGCCGAACTGACGAAAAGACCAACAGCCTTTCTTGATCAAGCCCTCGATTAAATGGCGACTTTGCACACCGACGCCTGACGTACATAAAGCATGATCAGATAACATTAATACTTTTTTCTTATTTGCCATATGCAAAACCTATCCCTTATTGAGAAACAGTTAATATCAATCTTTTTCTATCACTGCCCTACCATTCATAAGCTCCCAATCCCTATATTCTCTCACCTCATCATTTTTTTCTTTTACTGCGTTGAGAACGCTGGGGGAAATATCAAAATTACTCATTACATTAATCATTGCAGACAAATCCTTCGGAAAACAGTGGCCGCCATAGCCAAAATGCCCATCAGGACCAGGAACAGAAAAGTGTGACTTGCCTAATCTATCATCATACAATGCATATTCTGCAACTTTATCATAATCAACCCCTAGCTTTTCACAGACCTGGTATATTTCATTTGCAAATGAAACCTTTGTGGATAGAAAACAATTTATAAAATACTTCACCATCTCAGCATGGGTTGAGCTGGTCTTAATAATTGGTATTGTAGGAAACGCTTTTCGAAACATCGTCTTCACCATCGATGATGAAGGGCGCGGCCCTCCGACGATAATCCTTGACTGATTTTTAAAATCATCAAATGAATTTGCCTCTGTTAAAAACTCGGGGCTAAAAACTATCGATACACTTGAATACTTCTCATCCAGATAAGCAGTTGTCCCCGGAGGAACTGTCGATTTTATGATCAGTATCTTGTTATCTAGATTATTGGCTGAACATAATTCATTTATATCGCTTATTGCCTTCTCAACAATACCGGTATGACAGCTGCCATCTTTATGCATCGGCGTTGGCAGGCATACAAAGACAAAATCAGACTTTGAAACAAGGTGATATAAAGACTCGCAGTTTCTTAGTTCAGGCTTAATATCATATGTTAATACGCTATAAAAATCTTTTAGGCCTTCGCGGATTGCGGACCCCACGAAGCCCTGGCCGACTATTCCTACTTGGTATTCTTGATTATTTTTCACTTATTTCTCCTTAGGTACAATGCTCAGTTTGATGATAATCACAATATGTGCATGAATTTCTATTTTTTACATAAAATCCCTTTCTAACAGCCGATATCATGCTATCGACCATTTTTCTGGATTTTGCTATTGTCTTTGGCCCGGCTGAGATGGGGAAAAACTCGCATGTGTTCCCCGGCTTTCCTCCTCTCTTTAAAAGAATAAACCCACACCCTACATCCTTGAGGGGTATGCCATTCTTTCTAGACCAAAAATCTTTATACAAAATAATTTGAGCCTGTGTCAAAAAATCCTGCTTTTTTCTTCTATCCCACCCATAAGACTTTGCAGTCTTCCAGTCTAGGATCCAATATTTGTACGTTCCATTTTTCCTAGGAACCTTTATGATTGCGTCGATAAATCCCTTGAAGTTTAAATCCTTCGCCTCTATAAACTCGTATAGCTCTTCTTCAGCACGAACAGGTTCCCATCCAGGAAAGGTCTTATCTAAAAATTGCGGAACATCATCCCACATGTTAGATGCCCATTGGCACCACTCACCTACTGGGTGGTACTTATACCACCCTGGCTGAACCTTGACCCAATCAGGATTATCAAATCCATTTTTCTCCCAAGCGTCCTTAATATTTTGTAACAGTTTATCCTTGGGAATATCTCCTGTATTAAGAAAACTCTCGCAGCCCTCATGAACATTAGTACCAAAATCTAGGTACGGTGAGGGCTCGAACTTATCAATCTTATCAATATGCTGTAGCTTATGACGGTAAGGGCACTCTTTCCAACACCTCACCTCTGAGTATGACACATGTTTCTTTCCTGTCGGGAAATCACTCATTATTGTCTCCTAATATGCTAACTGCACCTTCTATACTAGTCCAGTCATGATTTTTTCTAACTTCTAGATTCTTATCCCATGCAGCCTTAAGAATCTTTGGGTCTACACCGACATCTTTACATTTATGAATAATGGCATTAATGTCTTTTGGAAAACATTTTCCACCAAACCCTAGGTCACCATCATGTCCAGGTACATCTAAGTGTGAATTACCAACCCTACCATCTAAGACTAGCCCATTAACTACATCATCCCAATCTGCATTTACGGCATCAGATAATTGCCTTATCTCATTCATGAATGAAACCTTCACAGCAAAAAAGCAGTTTGCAATATATTTGATTAATTGTGCAGATGCAAAATCTGTCTTTAAGATAGGCGTTGCTGAAAATCTACTTCTGTATAGAATTTCCACCCTACTGTTATTCACGTTATCTCCGCCTAGCACTATTCTAGACGAATTGATAAAATCTAGGCGCGCCCGACGCTCAGTTAGAAATTCAGGGTTAAAAACAAGATTCAGGCCTGGAAATTGTTCTGCATATCTTTCCATTGTGCCTGGAACAACTGTCGACTTAACTATTATTACATTATCACGTGTATTAATATTCGAGATATCTAACATGAGATTATCTAGAATACTAGTGTCAATCTCCCCTCCCAGGACATCTTTCATAGGTGTGGGTACACTTAAGAATACAAAGTCTGAATTTAGTAGGACATCCTCTAAGCTATGCGTAGACTTTGTGGGGTCAATGTCATGGATGAAAATATCATCAACATGTAACACAAAGCCCGCTGCTATAGCGGACCCCACAAACCCATTCCCTATAATTCCTATCTTTTTCATTTAGCCTATCCCTTTCCACGTTGCACCCCCAGGCGTCCAGTGATGATTACACTCCATGGCAGGCTCATAAAGATACGTCATCCCAGAAGACACTGCGTCGGCAGCCCAGTACCGATCTTCTTTTGACACTACACCTTCATTAAACGGTAGCTCAATAAGTGCCTTCTTATCATAAAAACAAAATGCATTATGTAAGAAATTTCTGCTCTCTAATTCAGACCACATGTTCTCAACTTTTTCATCAACAAAGTGTGACCAAATATACCGCTTATTAATTTTCTTTCCGCGGTATACAGGGGTCTGCTTTCCAAAGACTGCGGAATATGACTTTAATGCATCATTAATCTCTGACATATCAGGCATCTTCATTATCTGGCTGTGCGCTGACAATATTAGGACTACATTATATGATGCTTTTGATATGCCAAAATTTAATGCCTTACCTGGCGTATATTGATCTATAGCATGTACTTTGATATTTGAAAAACAGAACTCGTTAACAACACTTAAAGAATCATCAGAAGACTCATTATCAATAATGATAATCTCGGGGTCACTAAAAAAATCTAAACATGACTGTATTGCATGCCCAATCCATCTAGCTTCATTCTTATTTCTAATAATGACACTAATCATTTATTAAATCTTCCAGTATAAAATTCTCTAGAGCTTCTCTCTTGCTCTAAGAAATCCAAGCCATGCCATATGTGCATTTGTTCATGCATATGAATATAGTCACATAAATTCTTCAACTCGTGAGGTAAAATAGCAAATTTATTATCTCTACCTGGTAGGTTGTGATCAATGGTAAAATGTTTTTCTATAGCACAGACATCATATTTCATGGCAACCTTTGCTGACTCTACCCCGAAGATATGGTCACTGTACCCTATATTTTTAGTAATAGTCTTTAGGTTTTCTAGCTTTCGTATATTCGCAATGGCTGGATCGCAAGGGTATGACGAGACGCAATGCATTAAAACTAGATTAACATCACATAAAAGCTTACAAGAACTAGAGATCTCATCCCATGTTGAAGTACCTGTAGACATAAAAATTTTGTCGAAACTCTTATTGCAATAAGACAAGAGTGCGCTATTTCTGCATTCAAAGCTAGGGATCTTAACCTCTTTAATGCCCAAAGAAACCAACAGCTTTGCATCGTCGATGCTAAAAACCGATGACAGAAACTTTATGTTATGCTTTTTGCATATCCCTATTAGGTGCCTATGATCGTCTACCGTAAGTTCAGCATTCTCGTATATTTGTCGTCGGCCGTCGGCGTCCCAATCACCAGCCTTAAGCCTATCAACGGACCATGTTTGAAATTTTGCATATGCAGCCCCACTCTCCGAAGCCGCCTTAATCATTTTCTCAGCTAAAGCCATATCACCCATGTGATTCCAGCCAATTTCTGCAATTACTTCAATCATCTCAGAGACCTCTTGCCTAATGATTTATTAATTTTAAGCACTTTCAAGTATTTTTACAAGCTTTTGTGCTGCAAACTGGTAGGCTAGGTTTTGTGCATCTATTGTTGAGCCGCCTACATGGGGTGTCACCGTAACATATTCGTCAGGCATTGACAGAAGCCTACTGGCTCTATTATCGTCAAATTCCCCCTCTATAACATCTGTTGCATAATGAGATACTAGTTTTTTCTCTATGGCTCTAAGGATATCATCTTCACAAACTATTTCTCCCCTTGATGTGTTAACCACAACTAGGCCAGGGCGTGCAAGGCACAAAACATCATTATTTATCATATGCACCGTTTCTTTATTAACATGTACGTGTATAGAAAGTGCATCTATTATTGGCATCATTTCATGGATGCTGTTAACGCGTGTATATCTTTTGTCATCAACGTGAGGATCAACATAAAAAACCTCTGCACCGAAAGATGAGCAATATTCAGCCATCATAATGCCTAGCCTACCTAATCCTAAAATACCAACTGACATCTGATTTAACTGTCGTCCTAAAAATGGCCTCCAATCCCACCCTACATTCTTAGCATAAAAATTAGCTGGAACTGTCTTTCTAATACTAGACAATAATAACCCAAACGCATGCTCTGCAGTTGATGTAATCTCTTTAAGTAACTCATAATCTCTCGTTATAGAGATTACCTGTATGTTATTGTTATCACAGTACTCCATCTCAATATGATTTAGGCCAGTAGATGCAGTACAGATTGTGGAGACGTTTGACCCATGAAGGAGGTGTTTATTAAGCTTAAAGCCTTGCATATTGGGATTTGTGAAAATAACAGTAATATTTTTAGTCCTTAAAACGTCATAAAGATCCTCACTTGAGATGAGAGGCATCTGGAATAAATTTCCAGCATTACCTAGGATATTTGAAACATTTTCTAGGTGGTCAATTGGTGTAATACATAAGATATTGTTGTTCATATTCCTACCTTTTCTTTACCATAATTCTTGCTAGCTCTAAATCTATAGGTTCATCAATATTAATCGTCCTTGACTCCGGCATTATGTAGGGCCTTGTGACATCCCCTAGTCTTGATCCATATTCCTTTATTGTTTTAACCCTAAATGCATATATCGACCCATTCCTAATGTATGCAGGTGGTGTAAGATCTTGTCTCCTAGACTCCGGCACTTCAGGGTAAACATCAACAAGCGTATCATTCTCTATAAACTTAATTCTGCTAGGATGATAATCCCACACCCTGCATACAGAAACTGCACTGTCACCCCCTAGGTCATCTAGCTTTTTTATCACACCGTCGATATCACATGCTAGCTTTAAGGGATTTGTGCACATAACCTCGACTATATAATCATAATCGCCAGGAACAATAGACAATACATGAAGTATTGCATCTGACGATTTTGAGGTATCTTTTGCTAAGCCCGTGGGCCTTAAGACCGTTGAAATACCTAGCGACTTAACAAAAGATATAATTTCTTGATCATCACTTGACACTACATAATCATCGATAAACTCACTCTTCTTAACTTCATCAATTGTGTATTTCAGTAATGGTTGACCACATATGTCAACCATGTTCTTTTTGGGTACACGTTTTGAACCTCCCCTCGCAAGAGTAATAGCCAAAACCCGCTTATCATTAATCATATTATCACCAACTACCCAAAATAAAGTTTAACACCATATTATAAAAAGAACAAGGGCATCATATGTAGATTTTTTTAACGAGATAACACCCGCTAGCTATTGAGTCTTGTACCTGAATATCAGATAAGCATGCATCATTAACGATCATCACTGATCCGGGCTCTTGCTTAAATCGTATAACTGGAGAAGAAAAAGATATTTCAGCATTGACATCTAATGATCTGCATATGCATGGGTTTAATTCACAGCTACATAACCTATGAGATCCTAGGACATATGAGTATAGGTCAAGATTATTGACATCAGGCTCTATAAAAAGTATGACCGTGTAACTATTTTTCGAGCCAAAGCTTGAGGTCCTATGAATTTTTTTGGCAACAATATCTCGACCTGGAGGCAAAAGAAAACTATACTCCCTCTTTATCATCCCACAAAAAATAGTATTTGAAATTGCATCAACTGCTGCATGCAAGGCACTGATTAATTCGCCTGTGAGATTTTGGGAGTTCCATATCCTTTGTACCTTACCCCCATCTATCTCTAGCATTACCTCAGGTATAAGAGGGGTACCATTATTTTCATCAAATAATAAGTATGAGTCTACAGAGTTATTTTTGAATGACCTAATTTTGCCTGTGTGCATTACAGGACTAGTTATCTTAGAGATATCATTCAAGACATTGGAGAAAATAGAGTGATCGACAAACACGTTTGACAAATATGCAACACCATCCTCTAACAGTATTGATATTGCATCTTCAAATAATTCTTGTATTACTGGATTCACTTTTTAGTTTATGACTTTCCCTAAAGGGTATTAGATCGACCCTGGAAGTATATTCGCTTAACCTTACAATCTCAATTTGCTTAATGTTTTCTTGAAATATAGAGAATACGATGTGATGATTATCTAGCCCGTTACGATGAGGACGCGGGTTCAAGACGGATGGGGCCCGGTTCAACATTCTATTATCTAGATTTTTCTTGGCATCATTTGAAAAAAAATCAAATATGTCACCTTTTTTACCTATGATAAAATCATCAGCCAATCTTTTTGAGTCGTCATACAAAGTATTCCACTCAGGATTATCTCCGGGGAAATACACACGGGCTTTTTGAGAATTTTCAGCTATTATATCATTGATCTTTAATTGCTTATTGTAGAACATGTCGAACCTGCAAGATAGTATTATGTCGTCATTGCAGTATTTTTCGCACATGTTTATGCTCTTATAGAGGCTATAAAATTTACTAAACCTACGCTGATCTTCTTGAGATACACCCTCAAAAACAATTTGATTCTCTATAACATGTGATGTTGGATCGTATAGACTCAATATACTGTCTTTCTGATCAACGCTCCAGCTATGTATAAAAACATCAATCTTTTCGAAATCGCCTTCATTTGCTGCAATTACATTATCCCTGAAATGTGAGAATAACTCATGAATATCCAGTGCACCGCCGGCATTATCTTTACCTTTCTTTCCTCCGACAATACCATGTATACAAACAGCTAGCCTCATACAACTAACGACCCTCACGGTGTGAGTCAGAATAGAGTGCGCGCTTCGCTTCTTGTTTTTCCAATTCAGCACGCAGGACACCTACGGTATAGTTTGTGCGATATGCGGTTTCTTCCTCAAATTCAATATCTGATTTTTTCTTTATATCTGACCTGGCCTGTAAGACGATTGCCCGGCGATCGAAGGGGCCGTTGTTTGATGTTGAACCATGAAGAAGTAGGTGGTTAAATATTACAACATCACCAGGCTCCAGTTCCAAATTTAATATTCCATATTTCTGGTAGGCTCTTTCAACATCTGTGTACGTCGTTATTCTCTTATGTCCCATGTTTGGACCAATGAAATCGATATGCTCCAATACACCCATCTTATGTGACTGCGGTATTATCTTTAAGCATCCATTTTCTAAATTTTGAGGATCTAGTGGTACATATACTTGAGCAAAACAGTCCCAATCTTCTTTATTAAATCCGGGTGCAAATGTCTTAATATTATACACTTCCTGATGCCAGTTCTCCAACAAGCCATACCACCTAACTTTATTATGGACGTACAGGTGATTATAAACGTAATTTCCCAAAACTTTAGAAAGTACCTCATTTGTCGCCTTGTTGTTAACGATAAAGCCTAGGTTATTATCATCTACGAGATTACCCCACCCCCATGGTATTTCAGTGAACGGTATGAAGACTTTGGGAGGCATACTGTCTAGATAATTCTTTAAGTTATTGCACTCCTCCCTAGAAAAATTTGATTTTAATATTACGTACCCATTTTCATGATAACTCTTTATGATATCTTTATTATCCATGATGACCCCCTATTTTTCTCAATGTATTATACAGTTTTAGCTTTCCAAAATAGAACAAGAATTGATCAAATGGTGCATGGTGAAGGCTAGCCATATTTAGCCAAACGATGGCAGTCAATAAATCCATTTTCGCAGTATCAAATCCCATTTTTTCCACCTTTTCTCTAAATGTAGATTGACACTCAACTAGATTATTGGATCTCAATATATCACACTTAATTTTATCAACACCAATCTCTAATTTAAACATGTCTCTATTAATAATGTCATGATTAACAACCAGGTTATGATTCATCTTTGCAAGATCATAATAGATGTCGCCCCACTTAAGTTGGCCGCCAAAATCTTGCCTCCAGTCAATCGCTGTAAATGATCCATCACTAGTCATTAATATATTTTCTAAAATAAAATCTCCATGAAACCAACATGGTATATCGGTGACTAAGTAGTCCCAATCAATACTGGCTATTAATTCTGATATAGGTGGAACAGCAATTCCATTTATGGGCAAGATGATTTCATTATATTTTTCAAGATAATCAGTAATTCTACCAGAGGTTTTTTCCTTATAGAACTTCATACACACATTACGGACTTCATCCCTAGAGACGCTGACGGGTACCCAGAGATTATCGTTTGCCCAGTCGATCAGGTCATTAATGATAGCAGCATTTATGTTAGAAGATAGTACGTTCCCACTTATAAACTCGTAACAGTAAAAGTTCTTAGAGCTAGAAATGATATTAGGAAATACAGGGCTATTCTTTGCACGTGAGACCCGTCCGGAAACTACAGATTCATCATGAAAAAATTTTATAACCCGATCGCCAGAAGATGATATGGATTCTTTCTCTTTTCTTAAAACAGGAAAATTCTTCTTTTTAGTAGCATCAATATCGACTAATATCTCAAAACTACCTACATCATACCACTGGCTAAATTCATGAATATGACTAGCATATCCCTCTTTGATACACTCCTCCAGGCATTTTACGTCATTATTTTCTGGGTTACTTACGTCAGCATTATAAATTTGCCTCATCTTATCCCAAAATACCGAATAGTCAAAAACGCCTATTAAGCCTATGTGTGCGTAGTCTCCCCTGTCTAAAGAATTCTTTAAGTGAAGCTTAACTACATTTCCTGATGTGTCTGCAGAGACGGTGCTGTATAGAGATGTGTTTTCTAGTTTCTTGACTACCCCTATCCAGTTTGTTGCATCAACTGCTGGTATAGGTCCATCAACTATAGTGTCACATGCATTAAAAATAAATGGGCATTGTAGATGTTCATGGGCACAAAGCATTGAGTAAGCTAAGCTGCTACCATCATTTTCGTAATTATCTACATCAACAAAGATAAAATCCCTATCAGGATATGCTATTTTACAGTACTGCCTAACATGATCACCATAATAACCTAACGTAATTACTATAGTCATGCCCTTTGGGTAATTATCTATTATTCTTCCAATAGCTAGTTTATCGCCCACGCTTACAAGCGACTTATTGGTATATTTTGTTAAGTTACCTAGCCTTTCCCCTTTTCCTGTGCATGTTATTAAAACCCGTGTTTTCATCATGGAACCAGCTTTTTCTCTATCTCAGATACAAATGAATTGATAGTATCATTTAAAGGACCGTCTTGAGGCCTGAAGATAGTACTTGAACCGCACACCAATATAGATGCTCCAGCCTTAATTAAATCTGCTGAATTATCTTTTTTCACTGACCCATCAATCTGTATTTCTATATCTTGACGACCTGCTGAATCTAGGTACGCACGAGTCATTTCTATCTTTTCATAGAGTGGAGGCCAAATTCCCTGGTTTAAAACACCGGGATTAATTCCCATTAGTAGTACCAGCTTTACAGCTGGATTATCTATGATCCACTTAAGCGTAGATTCATTTGTAGCTGTATTTAATATAATTCCTGCATCCATTCCTGAAGCTTGAATTTTTTTTACAGTACGATTAACGTCATTATTTCCCTCTACATGAACAGACATTAATGATAGGCCTGCTTGTGCAAATACATTGATATACGGCTCGGGGTTAGTGACCATCATATGAGCATCTATTTTTTTATCCGTATATCTTCTAATAGCAGCTACCTGTTCCGGAAACATCCCCAGCCTAGGTACAAAAATACCGTCCATTACATCAATATGCAACCAATCAACTTGAGACTTATGTAGTGTCTCAGTCTCGCTACCTATGTTGGCTTGATCTGCACAGATCATCGATGCACTTATTTTCCACTCTCTATTCATATTACTACTCTAAATTTGAATGTCTTTCCCACATCGACTCATGTGACTCGCCCATATGATCCATCATAAGTAAGACAATCGAATCGTACAACACCATTAATGATTGCTCATTCAATGTTGTCATGGGCTGAACTGATTTCCTATTGACATCATGTTTTGAACTAGCCCCCATTACAACCACATGATCAGCTAGTTTTCCTATTCTGGAATCTGGATTGCACGTTAAAAGGCATATCCTACACCCATTCTCATTAGCTCTTTTTACGATATCATAAATTGTTTGAGTTTCTCCTGACCCTGATGCAACTATTAGTAAGTCATTTTTTCCAATACACGGTACAGTTGAATCACCCAAGAACCATGAATTTAACCCTAGGTGCCCTAGCCTCATTGCAAATGCCTTAGATGCAAGGCCGACCCGGCCTGCGCCACATACCACGACCTTTTCTGCATTGAGTATATTTTCTACCAACCCATGAGACTCATCATGTGAAATATCCTTAAGCGCATTAGTAATCTCGGTCACGACGACCTGTATCTTGTCACCAATATTATACATCAATATCACCTATACCCTTATTTCGAACCAAGTTAACCGCTACAGCAGTAGGTTCATTACTATTTGTTTTAAGGTCGTTAATCAACACACGAGGGCCACCGCCTACACCCATAATTAGTTGATCATAAAATATCCCAAGATTTTTTAATTGTAATTCAGTTAAATCTCGCAATGATTCTCTCCGACCGGTGATCAGGATTATATTATACCCCTTAATATCCCATTCATTAAATTTCTCCCTAACACCGGGCAGTAATTCAGGTTCTTTGAATATCTGTGCATCTAGGCTACCATTGTGCCTGATGAGTGTGCCGTCTATGTCCGATATTATCGTTGTGGGTCTCTTCATCATATTACTCCATTTGTCCTTAGGCCATTCAATATTTTAACAACGTTTTTTGAAAAAAGTTCTACGCAAAAATACTCTGCTGCTTTCTCTTTTCTGGGGTGAGCTAAACCTTTATCTAGATCATCTATGTTCTCAATTTCTACATTCATAAACTCATCCGGAAATTTTATAAAATCCGGTAAATATGGCAGGGAACCGAAATACGGTTGGCTAGAGTAGTTCATAGAAATAGATTTACAGTTTGTGAAAAATGTTTCCCATGCGATGTGACTTCCTGACATATTAAATAGAAGATCTGAATAGAGTATGGCAGCATGGTGATCTTGGCTGTGTATTATCTTTACGTTCCCAAAACCAATCTCTAAAAATTCATATTGAGATGTACCTAAAGCACCAGGATAAGTTCTCTTGTATATCCCTGTATACTTACCTGAATTCTCATGAAAAATATAGTCATGAGGGTAGGTCTTTACTAGTATTTCATAGTCATTTTTACTAAAGTGGCTTATAATAGAGTCAAGAATTTCAACATTTTTATTAAACTGTTGTACATGACTAGCAGGATTAGATGGTGCAATAACAACCTTCTTTTTTGATACATCCAACCCATATTTTAGGCAAAAATCTTCATAACCTATGGGAGGACCATACCCTGTAAAGCCAGGCATGTAGTAGTCATAATGTGGTGTACCTGCTACATAGACATTTTTCATGCCCATTTTATCTAACCATATTTTCCATGAGGGACCCTTTACCAAGTATACATCTGCCCTATAGTCAGTGAGTATATCAGATCCCCCTATATCCCAAAGTCCATGAAGGCACTTTAGGTCTCCAGGGCTTAAGACTCGCCTATTTTTTGGAGCTATCTTAGGGCTTGACATAAGAAAATCATAGTCAGAAGAAACCTTTTTCAGGTCGTCCCAAGTGTCGATGACCTTGAGCCCTGGGCAGTCAACAAAATGTGGCTTATGAAAATGATATTTTTCGTTACCTGTAAATTGTTTATTGAGGCGGATATCTTTTGAAAACATTAAAAAATCAACATCAAAACTATCGCTTAAAGCATTATAGACATTTAGCGAATCGTAGGGTATGCTGCTCCAAAATAGATCTCCTGCAAATACTGCTACTTTCATTTCTTTGTTTTACCTATTATGTGACGAGCAATATCCACATACCCTATCGACATGTCATGTGGAACCCTATTATATTTTTTTACCGCATCGGTATAGACATGGTATTTTAATATAAGCTGATCTAAACTTTTAATTAGCGAATCAAAGCATGAATAAGATAATCCATACCCGCTACAATACTCGTTAATGCTTCCTCCTCCCTCATGAAACAGAACAGGGAGCCCACATGCCATGGCTTCTAAAACATGATTTGCGCCTGCTTCCTCTAGGCTAGCAGTTATATAAACGTCGTGCAAAGGAAGTTCGGCTGAAATCTGGCCAGTATCCATAGGCTCAAAGTATGTCATCCCATAATCTGGCAATGGGTGTCTAAACCTGCCAATATACGAAAATTGATATTTATCAGGATTTGCTTGACAAAAAGATGCTAATTCCCTGTAAGTCTCAAAGCCTTTTTTTTCGTTATCAGACCAGTGATGAGTTACTATCCGAATAGGCTCTGATAGTGTATGGCCTAGTTTTCTGTGTTTATAGAAATCCTCTAGGGGTGAATTATTAATAATACTGCAGTTATTTCCAGAAAAACCCACATATTCCTTAGCCCACTTGCTGGGGAAAATAACAAAGTCAGAATAAGCAGTGCTGGCCCTCACTAGTTCTGTGAGATCTTTTTTCCCGTGGCTACCGGTATCACCTACCCGCTGCAGTATGGGTATACCATACTTCAGTTTTGCATTAATAAAATCCTGAAACCATACACCTTCATCATTTGGCCGCGGGTCATGACAATAAATTAAATCCGCAGAAGCAATATCTTTCCAGCTATAGGATATCTCAAAACCAGAAGAGGCTAATTCTCTCTCTAAAGAAAGAAGAAATTTAGAACCGCCGCCCCATGGGCCTTGTACGGGTTTTCTATTTATATAAATTTTCATTCTATACCAAAGTTGACTAGCTGGTTTTTATGTGATGAATACTTTATCCCCTGTATCACTAGATTGTCTATGTAGCTATCTGTTACGCTATAGGTGTTTCCAGCGGCGGCAGCCAAAATTACAGATGCTATAGCAATATCTTGATCACGGAGGTTGTACTCCGGAAATGGATTAGTCCACTTAACCCTAAATTCCTCGGCATCTATTGAGATGATACTATTATTAGATCTGGTAATTTTCGGTGACAAGCTAATCGTCTCATTCCCCATTAGAAACCGAATATCAATAATTTCATAATCGTTACTCTTATCCAGGCGGCGACCTGTGATTATTGAACCATTCCTAGAATATCCCCTTAGCGTCTGTAATCCACGAGTCGGTGATATCTTGCATGGATAAGAGAAAGTGTGATTTATTACTGCACCTGATCTCATTTTCACTATCCCAATATCAAATATGTCATTTAATAACCTTTCCTGTATTGGAATTCCTTCCATGTTATTATGAGGAGGTAATAGAGCGCCGGTACTCATTGCATATGCAGAAACTGGAATGGTATTACTGCCTAGATAACTACGAAGTTGAGCTATAGCATGATAATCATACGACCTACAATCATTCTGTACCAGGAAGGGACGCTCTATAATTGATAAATCATACAATTTCTTTTTAAATTGCTCAAGAGGTAAAAATGGCCATTGTTCCATAACACCTACCGGTGAACTACATTCCCTTGATGCATTTACGACATTGATATCAACAATTGGTGTATCTAATAGAATAGTACCTGAAAATCCTTTAAGCGCATGAAGAGCGCTTAACTGAGCATCAACTGGAACTGATACTATTATTATGTCGGGAGAAGCTAGTACTAGGGAGTCTGGAGTGCGAAAATACTCAATCCCAAATTCTTTAGCATTTTTCTCGGCAGCATCATTATTTCTCCTATAGAATCCCGTTACGCTAAAATACTTCTCAAGCTTTTTGAGCAGAGGAACATAGACGTTTATGGCCCTTTTACCAAATCCAAAAAATGCGACCGTATGATTACTCATTTAAAAATGCCTCTGTCTGCTTTTGAATTAAGAAAATCATGTATAGCTGGGGTAAGTCTTCCCATAATGTTAATAATTCATACGTAATTCCTAGCCCAAGTGACCACTGGTGTTGTTCCCCTAAGTCTAAAACGCTAGGTACCTCTTCAAAGATTGCTTTTTTAACGTCATCATATCCAAACTTTTTAACATATTCTTCGAATTGCTTGTATGCTGGGCGGTCTATGAAAGAGTCGTGCCAAATTGCTGACCATAGGAAATTCTCTTCTTCGTATGCAAATTCATGCTCATCATTTTTTACCCACCCAACCTTATAGTCATTAAACCTCCAGTGATCGCCTACTCCCCAGTCGACCAGTATAAGCCCTCCAGGAACAACAATGTCAAGACACTTCTTAAGAAATGCAGAAGGATCTTTGGAAAAATATGCACACCTTGTGCATACAACTAAATCATAGTTTTCCCCGATATCCCATTCATCATCATTAATAAACCAATTGTCAAGCTGCATATCAAAATAGTGTCCAACACCATGCGATATCGAGTTAGTGAAATCAGACGGGCCCGTAAATCCTAAAAATGCAACCTTAGAATATTTTTTATTACCACCCAACATTCCGAGATAGGATGAAAAAACGTGTGGGTCAGACTTTCCCATTATTTACTCCTTAAGTCATGCATGAATAAAAACTCAACTTCATCCTTATGATTATATAAAAAAGCAATTAGCTCGTCAAGTAACTGTTGGGAAAAATAGTTTTTGTCCCACTCACATGCATGATAAACTATCTTACATTCTTCTTGTCTCTTAAGGGCCTTAAACGGGGGTGCAAAGTCGTATAATACAATGTCATCGCCTATATCTTCTGCATCATAGAATACTTTTGCGTAGTCATCTGGTGAAAGAGCCAAAACTTCAATACCTCTACTCCTTGCAACACGAATGGCGTCAGGGCTCATCCTCCATGCCGGTGGCCTAAAAATGGGCTTAAAAATATCACCCATGCCAGAATTGCTTATCTCATTTTCTATTAGCGAAAACTTATTTTCTGCATCTTCCCTCGATAACCTAGCAAATTCATCATTATTTGACTTACCTGGTATACCGTGAAAGTGGCCATGGATACCAATTTCAAAATTTTTTTGAGGTAACTTTTTAAGATATTCACAGAACGTAGGAAAACTGGATAAACTATATGGTGTATTAGACGCCACATGGGGAGGTCTTGGTACGGTTCTCCAATAAGCAGATGGGACGAACAAGGTAAATTTTGCGTCAGGAAACTCGTCTATAAGAGAAAAACATCTAGAGAGCACCTTTATACTAGAATATGGATGTGGTGAAATATCATCTATGCTAATATTAATTTTCATTTGATAAATACCTCAGATAAAATTCATTCCACCCAGGAAGATATACCCTGTTGGGCTTATTGTAGGCGTTGAATGATTTTGGTACGCCCCTGCCTAAATGCATGAACATAACATTTCCGCTTGAATCTATGCACCTGTCTACATGAAAAGATTTCCATGGTTCATCTAATGTGTCAACAAGGGACGGCATATTAAATGTATTTTTAAAACATAATATAGGCCGAGAGTTATCTCGGCAATATTTTGTAATTGAGTCGCAAGCGTCTAAAATAGTTTGACCCTGGTGCAGTTGAGGCATTAAGTCAACTTTTGATATTAGGTCTGTTTTGACGTAGAATCCGGATTGATGAATTGCATTAATCCTACTATTGTCTATAGACGTGCCAATTAAATCATACCCTTTATCCCTAGCATTGAATATTTCATCATAAAATGATTGTGATGTTATACAAACATCGCAGTGAGCGATAAAGACAAAGTCATCATCTATATACTCAAGGCCTGCCATTATTCCCATGACATTTGCTGTTGAACCTGGGCTACCGATAAATGTACCTGCATTCATCTTGGACGCATCAGCTTTAGGATTTTGTACCCATGTAACAGACTCTGCGAGGGATAAGGTATGGTCCTTATAGGAGCTATCATTTGAATTTTCAACAATTACATAATGGTTTTCTACATTATTAGGCCTAAATTTCTCAAATGTCTTAATCAAGACATGCACCAAGTCTGGTGTATGATATGCTGGAACTATTATAGAAAATTTTCTCATTCTTCATCTACCTATTATTGCATCGATGGTGCATTGCAGTGACTGTGTAAAATCTGATGGACTGCTTATCCCTAGGGCTTTAATTTTCTCATTTGATATTGAGTAACGAAAATCATGACCTGGACGATCTTTAACAAAAGTAATCACACTGCTAGCATCTACACCCATAATTTCGCATATTTTTTGGACAACAACCAAATTATTAACTTCTTGATTATGTGATAGATTATATGTCTCATTATATTTTCCTTTATCTAGTACATCATATATCATTCTTACACAATCTTTTACATAAAACCAGTCACGAACATTAGTTCCATCCCCGTATATTGGGACCGGCCGGTTTGAGAGGATGCAATTGACAACTGTTGGTATAAGCTTTTCAGCATGCTGCCTAGGGCCAAAATTATTACTCATCCTGACCATCTTGAATGTAGTGTTGTATGTGTTGTGATATGATGTCACTAAATGCTCTGCAGCAGCTTTGCTAGCAGAGTAGGGATTTCGTGGATTAAGCTTATCTTCCTCACTAAAAGACCCGGCATGCGCAGACCCATATACCTCATCTGTAGATATGTGTAGCATTTTTATCTCAGGTAAGTCCTTACAGACATTCAATAATGATGCAACACCTTCTACATTCGATTTTAAGAATGGGATAATACTATTAATAGAATTATCCACATGTGTTTCGGCCGCAAAATTAATAATCCAATCTATATTCCTTAAGTCGCAGAGCTCGCCGATGCTGTGAGTAGAACGTATATCATTATTGTATAGCTTAAACTTATCATTGTCGTAATTGTGTTGAATATTTCCAGCTGAACCGGCATATGTAAAGCAATCCACGCCGATAACGGTATGTCCCTTCTCAAGCAATAGATCAACCATATGACTTCCTATAAATCCGGCGCATCCAGTCACCAGTATATTCATACCCTCAACATTCATTTAAACCACCATACCCCTCTATCATTTTGCATATATAAGAAATCATTTCTTTTGACAGCGTGGGTGAGCAACCTATAAAGAACACATTGTCTAAAACCTTGTTTGAGTTAGGGTAATTCCTATAGTCTTCTATATGGCTATACGCTGGGTGTAATAAAATATTTCCTGCAAAATAATTTCGTGTCTGAATTTTATTATCCTCGAGGTACTTAACGAAGTCTTGTTTGAGCCCTTTAGTATTACAGACAATAGGTACACCAAACCAACTGGTCTCAGAATGAACTAGTTCATCCACCACCCTCACGCCCTTTATCTTTTCAACTGACTCGTGTATTCTATCCTTATTTTCCCTGCGGATCTGGTGTATTTTGTCAAACTTTTTTAATTGTATTGAGCCTATCGCACCCTGAAAATCTAGGGGCTTTAAGTTATACCCTATATTGGAAAAAACATACTTGTGGTCAACAATCTCATCATATCCACTGATCCACTTGTCAAATCTCTTACCACATGTACCACAAGAAAGTAAATTTGCAGACCCCACGCAATAACAGTCCCTACCCCACCATGCAAAACTTCTTGCTAGCGAAATAACCTCAGGTATATTAGATGAAACCATCCCACCCTCACATGTCGTAATGTGGTGGGCAGGATAAAATGAACAAGAAGCAGCTACGGCATACTCAGTTAGAAATTTATCACGCCATTTTGACCCTAAGCTATCACAGTTATCAGCTATTATTTTTACATTATTTTTCTCACAAATATTTACTAACCTATCTAAGTCATATGGATTTCCCAAAACAGGGGAAGAAAAAACTGCGACGGTCTTGGCTGAGATTTTTCTTTCAACTTCATCCAAATTCCAGTTTAGGTCATCAAAATTTATATCAACGAATACAGGTTTAAGGCCGTTTTGGATAATAGGGTTTAGGGTAGTCGGAAATCCCACACAGGAAACAATGATCTCGTCCCCATCTGACCACCCAAAATATTTCTTTAAGGCTGCGATGAGTACCAGGTTCGCGGAGCTACCGGAGTTCACCATAACAGAAGATTTAAACCCAAACTTTTTAGAAAAAGCTACCTCAAATTTTCTGACATGTTCTCCTGATGATAGCCACTTTCCTGATATTAACGAATCAAAAATTGCAGCAATCTCTTCTTCATCCCAATATGGGCCTGAGTAATATACCGGCGTCTTTCCAGGAACAAAGTTATTAGAATTTTTAACATTAGCAAGGTACTTGAAAATGTTATCTTCTGATTTGCTCTCTAGTAGGCCGATCAGCCTTTCTTTAATTCCTTGCATAATCTCTTGATCCCTAGTTCAATATCATTTTTTTTCTTGTACCCCAAAGATAGAAGCTTACTGTTGTCTAGGTACATGTCCTTTACCTGGACTACTTTATGAAATTCAGGTATTTCTATATGATTAATTTTACTAGTACTTTTTGTAATTTTCATTGAAAAATCTATAATATCTCTTATTTTTATTGGTTCTCCGTTTCCAATATTGAATATTTCATTTACACCCCCTTTCTTTAGAACCAGGTCTATCGCTTCACATGTGTCATTAATATGCATATAGTCCCTTATAACATTACCACCGTCATACAAATTAACCTCTTCGTTATTTATTACTCTTTCCACCATATAGTGAAGGGCATTTTTTTTTGCTGAAGCTTTGAGGTCAGTTTTTCCGTAGACATTACACAACCGTATTATTCTGTAGTTAATGCCAAATGTCTTACAATAACTGATGAGTAAATCCTCTGCACATTTCTTGGTTATAGAATAAAAGCCAGTTGGAAAACAATGGCTGTCTTCCCTGGCAGGTAAATCTGTATTTCCGTAGACAAACCATGAGCTTATAAAGTTAAAGACATCTAGGTGTTCCCTGTTGGCTTCAAGTACTGATATCATGTGACTCAAATTTGTATTAATATCGACATGAGGATTATCAAACACATTGTAATTGTTGTTAGTGCTAATGAAATATAGAAAATTGCCGTTAGTAGACTTTAAAGAATTTCTGGGAATCGTGACATACGAATCACCAATAGCATCCTTATATTCACAAAAATTTGAACCGACATAGCCGGTAGATCCAAATATCGACAGCACCTTATTCCTCATCACATGCATGCATCAACATATTTGCTTTATGGTACGATGTGAAAGTTCCAGCATCTGTCCACCACCCTTCTAGAAATGTGAATCCAGCTAAACCATCCTCAATGTACCCATGGTTAAGCTCTGTAATTTCATACTCTCCTCTACTCGAGGGTTTAAGCGATCTAATTCGATCAAAAACTGAATTATCATACATGTATATTCCAGTAATACACAAGTCAGAAATGAACTCTTGAGGTTTTTCAATTGCTGCAACGACCTTTCCTTCTTTAATAACTGCGACTCCATACCTTTCAGGGTCCGGCACTTTCTTTAGGAATAAAGAACATGGCATATCTGAGTTTTTATACTCATTAACGTGGGTCGCGAGATCATCTTCAAAGATATTATCCCCTAATAGGACTATAAATTTCTCGTCTTTAACAAAGCTCTCTGCTAACCTAAGTGCATCTGCAATTCCTGCAGAACCGTCCTGGACTTTAAACGTAAAACTACAGCCGTGATTATTTCCGCTCCCAAGTAAGCTAATCATGTCTCCCATATGCTCAGTACCTGTAATCACCATTATATCTGAGATACCGGCAGTCGTTAGCTTAGAGACCAAGTGGAGTATCATCGGCTTTTTCCCTACGGGTAATAAATGCTTATTTGTAACATGAGTAAGAGGATGTAAACGACTTCCGGTACCCCCTGCTAGAATTACACCTTTCATTACTTAGTATCCTCACTTTCTCTAATACTCGTTAGTCTATCACTATAGGCTTTCCTAACTTTTGCATGTGTGGGATCAGATAACATCTCTTCCGTGAATTGATTATCTTCTATAAAAGAAAAAATCAACCTTATAGATCCGGGCCCTGAATCACCGATAACGTTGTGGAGCATAGATGTGTTAAAGAGAAGTGCCTTATTGTTGTCTGCGCTAATAACCCTCTTTTTAAGAACCCTAAAGATCTCTTTATCATATCCACTAAACCCAGGAGACAAAAAGCTACTTGACTCTTGGTTTAAAAACCACATTAACTGGCTACCCTCAAGTATTTCCAGCATTGGATATAATTTTTCGCTAACCTCAGGATAGTATATAATCTTATGGGCGGGTGGTACCATCCCGACCGACTTGCCGGAACTATAGTAGGCATCTCTATGCCATGGCATATAACTGCTAGTGCTAGAAGACTTTCTTATTTGAATATGTGATAGTACTAAGTCATGACCAACTAAGCTATGAATTGCATTATGGAAATTATTTTCAAATAAAAATTCTACAAAGCAATCATCATACCCAAAAACATTAGGCCTGAGATCTTTTGTGCCACGGTATTTCTCTTCCCATGTAAAGCCATTTTTTAAAGAGTCATTTAAAAAAAAATTCTTTAAATTTTCATTAACAGCAGTTGTACTAGTACACTCCTTGATATCAAGGAGTGAATATCCCTTAACAAAAAAAGATGATCTTGAACTATGAATATTCATATTTGCTACCAGTCCATGATATAGTCTTCCAGCTTAATAGAGGGATGTGTTAGAAGTACCTGTCCGTAGTCTATTTCATCATCTGCTAACCTTCTATCATCGAAGAATATTCTCCTATCCATAATAATCAACTCTTTACTATCATCTTGTATTTCGTCAATTACTGTTGCACAGTCTATGTCAAGTTGCTTTTTAGATGGAAGGTGATAATCATCAAAAAGCAAAAACTTCGTATATCGATCTTTAGATAGGTTCCAATCCTGTAAAACGGCATCATACCTGTGGTCACCATCTATGTATATCAATTCATAATTATCGGAGGTATCGCCTAAGAAATCTTGTGACTTACCTTTCACAAAATCTATCTTATTCCACCATGGCTGAGGTATAACCCTAGCTAGGTTTTGAAAAAGTTCTTCATCCAAATTTGGATCAACAGTAGTAATGTTTCCATCGATACCTAGGTCGGCCATGGCCTTTGCCATACAGATAGCTGAGTACCCTCTTCCGGTACCAATTTCTAAAATGCTACTTATATTAAAGGTTGCAATAAGCGAGTGAAGCAAAATACCTCTCTCATAATTAGGCCTAAAAAAACACCCAACAGACTTGTATAAGTCTTTTGAGGGATCCCTAGCTTTCTTTGCAGTCATTTCTCCTATCTGGTCAAAATCGCCTAGCGAAATGCGATCTAGAGAAAACCCTATCTCTTCTAACTTATCCTTAATAAAAACTTTTTTAATCATATTATACCTCGTCGTATTTTATTAATCACCTTTTAAAAGGCGATAACTATCTTCATCAAAATGCTGGGTGGAAAACTCAAATAATTCAGTGTCCTCGAGAGCTATCATTTGATGACGAAGCCCTCTATAGACATGAAAATTGTCTCCAGGAACCAACACCGCCTCCTCTGCAAGGGTAATATCATCCTTGTCAGAGTATTTTACTAACAACTTTCCTGATTGGACATAAAAAACTTCATCTTTTATTTTGTGGTAATGCCAAGAACATCGCTTATCTTTAACGAAGTAAAGTAACTTTCCGCAATATTCTTCGCAGTTAACAATCCACTTCTCAAATCCCCACCCTTTCGGCACAAACTTAATTGGTAACGCGTTCTGCATCATACATCATCCCTATTAACGACGTATGTACCAAAGCTCTTTACCGATATTGCAGCAATCTTATTTGCGAACTTTATGGATTTCTCGATATCCCTATCAAGCATATATGAATTTATAAAGCCGGCAAAAAACGAATCACCTGCCCCGCAAACATCAAAAACCTGTACATCATCTGTGGGGAAAGTCTTATTGTTCCACACCGCGCCAGACTTTCCCAGTGTTACGATAAGCTCATATTCATTAGGTAGTTTTTTAAGTTTCTTACTTTCTTTCTCATTTATTTTTATAAAAGAGTTATGAAAACAAGACAAGTCACTTTTTTTGCTGTCAACGAATACGGGGATATCAGCTTCATTAGCTATCCTGGTAATCTTTCTCGCTACAGCATGACTAACAAATCCCTTATCATAGTCTGATATAACGACACATGAATATAGAGAAATATTTATCTCATCTATTGACCGCAAGGACATTTGAGATACTTTTTGCTCTTCGCCATGATCAACACGTAGCATATGCTGCATGAAGGTATTTTCAACAAATCTCTCTTTAACTATATTTTCTTTATTGGTGTAGATGTCGACATTAAAACAAAAATTCTCCAAGTGCCGCAAGACATTTAGCGCCATCCCTGGACGATTCTCTACCCTTATAGTTTTCAGTATAGGAACAGGAGCCTCTGGGCTCATTCTTTCGCATATACCAAAATTATATTTGTCGGTGCAAGAATCACCTATCAATAATATTCTTGATGATTTTTGTTGTTGAGTATTCATTGATGTAATTAAAAATGACAACCTTAGCTATGTCGTTGCCAATAACCTCTGAGTGTTTGTAGTCGCCGCCTTTAACGATTATATCAGGTTTTAACTGTTTGATTAAGCTGTAAGGCGTATCCTCATCAAAAATGATAACCTCATCAACATACCTTAAAGCCCTCAACAATTCAGCCCTATCATCTTGATTATTAATAGGACGATGAGACCCTTTGATACGACGAATACTATCATCCGAATTTAGCCCTAGGATAATTCGGTCACCTAATGTACTACAAAACCTTAATAATTCTATATGCCCACGGTGTAAAATATCAAAACACCCATTAGTAAAAATGGTAGTCAAATCTTAAGATTCTCCAGTATTGCAGTGGATATCTCTGTTGGGTCGTGCATTGATGCATCTTTTTCACAGTCAGCACACTTAATTTTCATCCCGCAGGGTCCATGAGTAGATATATCAATATTGATATTCTGGGGATATGCTACCATTTTAGAAGACTGGTATCCGGTAATGACAACAACTGCTGGGGTATCTACTGCTGTTGCTGCGTGAACAAGGCCGCCCTCAGACCCAACAAACATTAATGACCTCTTGATAACAGCAGAAGCTTCTCTAAACGTTGTTTTTCCGGTGAGATCTATGACAGAATCTAGGACAGGTGACCCTTCTACACCCACTTGCACAACGCTAACGCTCGTAGAAATTTTATTGACGACCTGTTGCCACTTAGGTAGGGGGTATGCTCTGTTAGGTGTATAATTGTCCTTTGAGTACGGCTCTATAACAATAAAGTTATTCAGGTTAGAAACTAATTCATCAGCATATTTCTCTTCACTGTCATCTAGAAATAGCTCACATTTAAGTTGGGGATGATCGATTCCATATGCTTTACAGATTGTTTCTATGATGTGATTATCACATTTATGCAGTGCATGTCCAGGAGTGTCCTTAATACAATAATTTGTCTTAGGATTATTCATCTCTACTGGAAATGAGTTATTCGATAGATCGCTAAGCTCTTGTGATATTATGGGATTGTTCTTAAACGCATCTGAGAAAACTAGTTTGATGAATGAACCGTGGCGTTCTATAGGCAAAATGCGGATTGGAAAGCTCACAGTTTTTTGGATTTCCCTAGCAAGTGCAGTCCATGTTAAATATCCTCCAAGTCCCATAATAAAAATTCCTACGCTATCCAGCTGCGATTGTTTCTAAAACAGTTAAGTACTTTTTTGCACACGATAAAATATCAAGGCTGGAGTCATTTCCAGTATGCACAATTTTCGAAAAGTCCATTTTAGGGGGTTCATAAAGTTTTGTCGGGTTTAAGTCCCATTCATCTTCTTGAATTATAATTGCATTTTTTCCTGCAATCTCTTTTGTGCCCCCGGTAGAAGAACAAATAATCTGGCAACCACTAGCTCTGGCATCCACCACTACATTGGGACAATGATCTAACCATGACATATGTACAAATTTATCGGCCCTTTTACATAATCCTATTAGTTGTGTCCAAACAACATCACCCACAAAAAATATCCTGTCATCTCCTAGCTTCTTCATTGTGGCATCATCTACGGTACCTGCAACAATCATGCATGCATCGCTAGGGGCGCATTCATGGAAATACCTAATATTCTCGTCTAGCCTCTTATGAGGCCTCCAGTGGGATGCACAAAGCCATACCTCTGATCTATTATCTAATTTGTGATCATTAATTGGATTAATATTATCAATATTTTTAGTGTATGTACCATTATGAATGACGTGTAAATTATCTCTATTACCGAAATATTTCTTAACAAGCCCTAAGTCAAACTCAGACTGAATTATAATTGCTGCTGCATCATCATATGATGCCTTGATGGGCTCATTCATTCTTTCCCACTCTTGAGCACTGTTAAAATAGATTCCGTCTAACCTTAAGGCAACAGGAGCATATTTCCTAGTGGTTGAAATAAAGCTCAACTGTACATCTCCGCCACGTGTCGTTATAGCGTGGCCCATGTCATGAAAACCATGCGCTAGTTTACCAGCAAATTGATTAGGGCCTGAATTACTATAGAAGTCTACATTATTAAAACATATTCTCATATAATGAATCCTCTTTCCCTTATCTTCTCAGCAGATTGTTTTTGATTGAGGGACCTATCACATGTAAAAAGGTGGGGATCTTTTAAGTCTATACTGTAGTGGTAGCACACCATAGGTAAAAACATCCTATGCCGTTTCTCGACCCTTGCTTTGTGTAGTATAGGCAAGAAAACAGCTTGATCACACGCAATCATGATCCAATTACCATCTTCATCTTTAAAATTATTAATGTTAATATCATCAATCGATTTTTTTCGAAACGTCTTTAGGTGACTACTAACCCATGGGTACTGGTATTCATTAGCATCAGGTGGCAGCGGTGCAGATATATTTTTATTGGTAAAAGACCAGCGGTGTTTTGTCCATACTAGTGCAGGGTCCTTTGAACGATATACATCATCCAGTATTCTGAGTGTATCTAGATCAGTTAACCAATCACCACCATCTAATCTACAAACTACCTCATCGTCCTCTATCGTTTGGACAGCATCAATGGTATTTCTTACCTCGCCAAATTTCTCTTCCCTTTTTATAACCGTTAATTTATTGCCTAAATTAAAATGCCTAGACATTGCCTCAACAACTTCTGCTGTATTATCCGTTGACATATCATCATACACAACCATCCTCCAGTCTTGATATGATTGTGCTATGACCGAGATACATGTCTGAACTATATTGTTTGCACAGTTAAATGCAGGTGTAACAATTACAAACTTAGTCTTGTCTTGATAACCACTCATTCATAACCTCCGGGTGATTACATGCTAGCTCTATATGAGGTGTCGGCTTATCAAAATCGACCTTTTCATGAAATACCCATCCACCCATCTTTTCTTTAAGCTCTAGGGCTAATGCATCTATCTCTTCCTCTTTTACTGAACTCCATGACTTTTCGAAAAACATATTATTCTCAGGTGTGTCATCTTGCTCTATATCATAGAGGCTTTGCCAGTGCTTACTCCAGTAATCCCTATATGTCCGTATCTTTCTTCCTAGGTCAAACCACGAATAATGATGGACTGATGGTAATAATTCTATGTTTCTAGAAAACCATTCTTGATACATCTTGAGGGCATCTTCATTTTTCATTAGGGCATGTGCCCTTAAATTATGTGCTTCCGAATTATAGAAATTAGCATGAGCTATGATATCATAATTTTCATTATGTATGTAGTCGCACCCATCAGTACCAGGCATTGCGTATAATGATCCATTATCATCAAATTTTCGTAATGAACCTGGTATGCCATGTGTAATAAATTGGGAATTCTTTGATAGTCTCCACTTCCATGGGTTGACGTCAATCCGAACCTTTTCTTCACCACCCCAGTACTCAACGACAGGTAATGAAACTAGGTCGACCACACCTGGAAATGATTTAATCAAGTCTCTAATTTTCTTATAGTCATTCTCATGCACAATCTCGTCTGCATCTTGCTGCCAACAAAAATTACCAGTGCATAAAGATCTAGCATATGCCTTTTGTTCACCATCATAAACTGCAAACCTGGGATTATCCCAATCCCTAACATTTTGTACTGCCCTAATTTTTTCATTACCAGCAGCCATTGTTTGTAGCTCACTCCAGGTGCTATCAGAAGAACCCCCATCAACTACAATGACCTCATCACAAAAACCTAGCATCGAGATAATGGATTCACGCCATGGATACATTTGCTCTTCTGCGTTCAACAGTGTTGTGTATCCGGATATTGTAGGGTACCAATTCATAGAATGCTTAATGGAATTCCAGAATCTTTCTCTGGCTGCATAAAGATAAGCTTCCGTATCAAACTCATCATCAGTATTAAACCAGATTTCATCTTTGTGCTGAACATTATCATTAAGTTCAAGTTTGCAACCCAGCATCTTTGCTTCAATAACCAGCCTAGGACACGTGTCTCCTCCTCTAGGGAGATATACCAAACCTTCAGCTGTAGCTAGTCTGTTAAGGACGTCTTCATATTTCCAACCCCACACAATGTCATACTCTTTTCCGTTATTCTCACACCACTCTTTCGCATTCTCGAATCCCTTGACCCAGCTATTTGATCCTAGGACGACCCATCCTTTCCGAACAGCGTTTTCATACTTTTCCTTTAGCACCTTCACTGACATGAAAAAAGACTCATCAAATACAGAGGATAGGATGACGTTTTCTCTTTCATTTAAGAATGGAAATAATTCATGGTAATGGTCCATTTGCTTTTCGGACATCCACCATAGGGATTTTGCGCCATAGAGAAATGCAGATACCATCTTTCCCTGAACGTCATTTTCACAGCTACATTCTTCCCCCTCCGCTTCTTTATGCTTTTCCGGGGAACGCCACTTACAGTACTTGTAATCATACTCGAGTACAGAATAATCTAGGTTACCTATGATTGAAGGAATAAGTTCTGGACTCATTAAAGAAAAATTACCAAATATCCAGTATTTTTCCACACCCTCTTCTAAAAGGGCCATAGTGAGATCTGATGATTTTATTTTTTGAACCTTAAATGGGCTCGAGTCTATTAGCGCATGCGTAGTCATCTCTGCGCCACCACTATATTCTTCAGCAAACATATCAGAAACAAATATGATATCAGAATCTGCTATAGTGATATCTGGACCTTGATTGGTTACAAAAGGACTGTTGGCAAACATATTCGAATTCTCCGTATCTACATACCAGTAGTCTAAACAAACATATTTTTTTTTAGATGTTTAAATTATACATCCTATTAAATGTAGGTTTATTCTAGAATCTATAGATCAGAATTCCCAGTTTTCAGCATTCAGTAATTATAGAAACTTAATTCTAGAATTTAAGTACCTAATTTAATAGAATTTAGATTACTGATTACAGTATATTAGAAGCCATGGCAGCAATTGCTGATCTCTGGCTATCTTTTAAATGAGCATGCGCAGCCAATTCAGTATTTTTTAATTTTTCGATTGCTATCGATAGCCCATTTGATTTTTTATCGATATAGGGTGTGTCGACCTGATCGGTATCACCCATCAGTACAATCTTCGAGCCATGTCCAATTCGAGTAATTATTGTTTTTAGTTCGTGAATAGTTGCATTTTGTGCTTCATCAACTATTACATAGGAATCATTAAAGGTTCTTCCTCTTATATACGCTAATGGGGCTATTTCTATTTCACCCTTTTGTTTCATCATGTCAAAATATGTTAGATCCTTAAAGGCATGCCTAAAATTATCCATAATGGGTGCCATCCATGGTGCCATTTTTTCGCCCATATCACCGGGTAAATAACCTAAATCTCTCCCAACAGGCTGTATTGACCTGGTCACAATAATTCTTTTATATTTTCTAGTCATAAGCCCAGCTAGCCCGCACATTAGGGCAAGATATGTTTTACCTGAGCCGGCTATACCTGTTAATGATACTAACTGAATTGTGGCATCACACAGAATATTCATAGCATATGCTTGCTCTTTTCCTCGGGGCTCTATATTAACTGTTGAACCCAGTTCAGTCTTTCCAATTTTATGTATCTGATTTTTCTTAAAAATACCGATTAGCGATTTTCCTGAATAGCTTTTTGCTATAACAAACTGGTTTGGGTATAATTCATGATCCAACCTGGTCAGGTCGATATATCCATCTTCATAAAATTTATCAACATCAGAATCGTCTAGACTTAGGATACTAGGCTCTTCAGGCCCTTCCGAATCCGTCGACGGAATATGATCCTTCCAGTAGTCCTCTCCTACCAACCCTAGGGCATCACATTTAACTCGAAGGTTAATATCCTTGGTTACGAGCTTAACTGTCCTCTGGGGATGAATCCTAGCCAGTCCTAGGGCTGTGGCAACAATCTGGTTATCAGCATAATCAGGTAATAAGCCGGCGGGGATATCTTCAGGTTTTGAATAGCTGGTTTCTATCCTGATTGTTTGATCAGAATTAGGCAACTGGACTTCCTTATCCAACCGGCCGATTTCCCTAAGGCCGTCGAGATACCGGTTAACATACCTAGCAGACTCGCCCAATAGCCCGGATTTATCTTTAAACCTATCTAGTTCATCTAAAACCGGAAGAGGTATAATAACGTCGTTTCCTGGAAATGAATGAATTGCGCTTTTATCATATAACAGCACGCTGGTATCTAGTACCAGTAATTTTCTGTTGCTCATCTAGTATATTCCCTCATGTACAATCTTGAAAAAACCTATATGATGTCTTATTACTAAATATGCACAACTTATAACTTATGGATCATAATAAATCAAGTGAGATAGTCAAAGGCACTACATGTTTTAAGGAACATGAAAAAAGATCTTTAGCATGTGAAAAAACAGAATGCCGGCATTGGATTCATTACGAAGACTGTTATAACTGTACGATACTTGCTAGCGATAAACAAAAGCATACACTTCAAGAAATAGGCGATCTATTTGGTATTACTAGAATGAGAATATGTCAAATAGAAAAATCAATACTGCAAAAGCTACTAAAGAATCGTGATGTAAAAAGCACTAAGCAGTAATTCTAGATGACTAGCCACATTTTTTTAGATTAATTGGTGGAGATGCCGGGAGTCGAACCCGGGTCCAAAATAAGTCTATAATCAGGTCATTCACAAGTTTAGCTAATTTATTCCCGAACTAGCAAGGTATCTCGAAAAATCAACATTCCTATCGAGAATCGGAACCCACCTATTTCTAGGGACCATTCTTAATCTTTTTTATGTCGGTGAGATTAACCACTTATCCAGCTTTGATAACAAGGTTGCTGGAAACCCCGGATTAAGCAGCTAAGGCGTAATCATACTCAACATTATCGTTGGCATTTAAAGTTTATGACACTGTCAATCCATGTGTCACAGTTGGATACTTGCACCCTCGAACTTTCTTACCTTGTCGATACCAATTCACCCCCATATTAGTAGGTATTATGGTTTGGCAATATTTTTCTTACGTGTCTTACGATGAATATCATCATTATTATCTATCCACTTGATAATGGGATCCCCGCTATAGCAGTTTTCAAATACATACCATGCATAGACCATCATCCCTGTACGGTATTTTCCATCGTCTCGTAGTTTTTCGCCTAACATAGGATACCTGGTAAATACATGTACATGTTTAAGACCGTAATTGCGATCGCTGTATACATGATCATACCGCCGTTTTCCATGTAGGTATGATAAAGGAAGTAGCAGCGCAAACTTATTGACTGCTACTTCCTTTGCTTTTTCAATAAATTCCATTGCTAGCGAAAAAGGTGGATTCGTAACAACGTAATCATACTGTTTAGTCTCTGTTAAGAAGTCAACATCTGCATCATATGATGTAATATTGCCATTCCAGAATTTATTCAATACCCTTACAATCGCACCGTTACCACATGCAGGTTCGCATATATTAAGGTCAATATTGAAATTTTCATTTGCAAATAAATGTTCTGTTATTGAGTAGGGCGTTTCATAAAAATCAGACCTTTTTCTCTGCCCTCGATTGTTACGACTAAAATTTTTCCCTTTTTGTGACATACCATACTCCAGTGCTAATATAGTTTGATTATATTAAAACATTGATATGTGTACAGATTGTCCTCGTTAAAGGGTGTATACCCATCAATACATCATACTTTTTGCTAGGGTAGATTTATTTACCTACTTTTTTTCTGTGCTTAGGGTGATCTTAACTAGGTCTGCTGCTTCCTTCTTAAGTAGCCTCAGGCCTTTCCTTGCACGTACCCCGGCTGAAGCATTTCCTCCTGCATTTTTGTGTACGTCTAGATCTAAACTCTCAACTAAGACCTTAATCTCATTCCATTTTTCTAAAATACCTGACATTTTAAAACTCCTTTTATACTATAACGTCATTATTAGAGCTAGATGTAATATCATCTAGATAATCCTTAATACAACTAGAGATATTTGACATTGCAAATGTATCTTCTAACTCTAGTGATAAAAGATAAGATATTCTTAAAATTTGCTGTTGGCTAACGCCATACTCTAGAATTCTTTGCACTATTTCTCTACACTCCAGCAATTCTTTTGCTTTTGATTCGCTGTCTGTTGTTCCTAACTTCAAAATATCATCCTCACCTACATGTAACTATACTGTTGTTCGATATACGAAAGGCTCAATCTTAAATTTATCTTTTCTCTCAAATACCAATCTTTTACCGCTTATCTCATCATCAATAGTCTCTTTTGATATGACTATGCTTTCTCCCCACAATTCATTCTGCATAATAAATGAGGCATTCTCAAATGTAGCAACATCAGATTGATAACTCTCCAATACATCACAAACATCTTTTTCAAGTGATAGCTTAATGTCATCTATAGTAGCTATTGATCTAATCTCATCTCTTCCTGCTACAATTTCTGATTTACATAAGTCATGAACCTTATGTACTACATCACAATTATTACACTGTGCATACTTCGGGACTACGGTATTACTATCATCAATTATTGAGAAAACAATAAATTTATGATATACAGGATTCTTGGCATTACGATACTGAGGTAGAATGCAGTGGCACTCTACTATGTGCTTAATTCCCTGCATCCTTACTATTTTTCACAGTAGATAGCACACCGTTCATGCCAACAGTAAATGACTTTTCAACCGAGCCATGTGTTTGATCAATAATCCATTGAACATCAGATATATCAAGGCCGGCATCCAAGAATTTTCCCTTAAGACCTCCGAGGTGCACAGTTAATTGCCCCTTGACATAGTCCTTAAGATCTATTAATGATTTTCCTACATTTGCTTCTAGGCTCATAGTATTCTCCTATGAAAAAAAATACATATATCTCTCTAGAAGTAAATAAATTCATTATGATTACTTCGTATGCCTATCCGCGATTGAGAATGAAGCCCATGAATCCGGCTTGACAAAACAGCTGTATCCCATGGATTTAACATAGTTGACTAAAGGGCTTAAAAATTTAGAGCTAGCAAATTTAGGATTTTGGTTTATATCAATATGAATTGATATTCTAGAAGCATCGATGTGCTTTTGAATTTCTTGTGCTACATCAATTGAATGTGTTACTTCTTTTTGTAACCTAGAACCTAGGGCGGCGTTTAAGTATTTTTTTTCCCAAATTCTTCTATAGAAATACCTGCCGCCCTTTTTTGGCTGGACAACACAAATTGCTATAGCAAAGTTAACTTTTTCTTTTTTGACCTGTGAGTCTGTACCGATATGAATTTGGCTTCCTGGATGATTCCTTACAACAGTTAACATTTCATTGAATGAAATCCTATCACCTGATCCGGTATTCCAGAAACTATTTTGGTTCATTTATTTTCACACAAGATCATGGTAGAACAATTTCCGAGTGTTCGTGTAATAGAAATACAACTTTTCAAAGCTTCACACATCGCAATAAAGCTTAAACTATCAAACCCATATTTTTCAAGCTTTATTAATGATAAATATAACCACCTAACATCCAGTGGTATTTTTTTAATATCCACCAACCCGAACCTAGACAGGTCCCTAGTTAATTTAATACCGGTCTCTAATCTATCAAGGTCAATTCCCTTTTTTTCCATTAGCGAGTCCCTTAGCTTTATGTGTACGCATCTAGAGACTAGCCCATTTAATCTTCTAGACAGAAATTCCCGCTTTTCTATAGATTCGCATGCCTCTATGTCTTCCTTGATATTCCTCACATGAAGACTAACTGACCGTGATGTATTATCATTCTCTATGACAACATGGCCATTATCTAATGTTACTTTAGGAATATCTAAGATATCTTCAAACGTAATAGATGATATTAACTCGCCCTTAAGCGACGAAACCACGTCAGTCCCACAGATAACTGCAATATCCTTCAAGAGGTTTGCACCCTCTAGGTCATAAGGTACCGATACTGGAATAACCTCCAGCGTCTTTCTCATCCAATTGGTCGCAAGAGTAGCTAGTACTTCTTCACCATAACCTCTCGCAAAGATAATGCCTGCCTGTTTTTCTTCATGAAATTTCTCTAATAAAAGGTTAACCTCAGACACTTTCTCTATTATACCGTCAATTATAATTGGCTTTACATCGTGTAAGGTAATTGATTTAAGCTTCGTCATTAACCGAAATTCTTGTGGGGGTGGCAAATAATATGAGTACCCACAGACTAGCTCTATAGAGCTTTCTTTAGAATTTTTCTTATCGATAAAGATATTTCCGTTTGCACCAGCTAGCGATATCGCAGATTCTAGAATATGTGATATTTCATTATCCCTAAAGAGCATGTCGTAATAGTGACATAGGTCATCTTTATTGGCAGGTAAAATTGAAGCGTGTATTTTCTTTAATAACCCCTCAATCTCGCTTACTATGTTATTAATATCTTGGGGTCTTCTACATAGTTCTAAAAGACTACTGGATACTAAAAACAAAAATAGTATTCCTGCTGTGGCATGCTTTCTCTCACACCGCACAGCGGCATTTCGCAATATTTGTAGAATAAGATTTTCTTCTTGTTCACTAAAGGAGTGATTTGTAACGAGTCTCAAAGACTCAGATAAAGATAGGGGAATAAATCTAGATTCGTACGACTGATGTATGTTACCCTTAGAAATGTTTTCCAGCATTTCTGATAGGAATACAGCTATCTTTTTTTTAGCGCCCCTAGTCTTGTTACTAAAGACCGGTACGCTGAAGCTTGGTTCCATATCTTTAGTGCCTGACCGGTGGTTCACCACCGTGACCCGACGTTGCTAGGTTCAACAGCGTATCTCTTACTTTTAGCAATGCACTGTCGATTGCCTGACTTTCCTGTTGGGCTTTTTGATTTGCCAACCCCAACCTCCCCATCCCTAACACTAGTGATAAAGCAAATAGAATCCATGCAAACACAGAATGGTTAGTGGTATAGAGTAAAACTGATAACAGTAAACACAGTTCAGGATATTCAAAGGTAATTTTCATAAAGAGCCTCCTTTGAAAATTATAAGTTACTGAACGCTATTGTTTAGCTGTCTCTCCATAAGTTATTACTAGCGAATGTCAAAACCTCTTCAGCAGAATCTTCAGTGTATCCATACTCATGAATCATTACTGATATCATGTCACCATATTTCTTTTGCTGTTCATCATCTCTTGTTTTTGACTTAGTAACAATCCTCGCCATATCCTTGACAGAAGATATGAGATACGATTCAATCGCTTCCTTTAGGGGTTCATAGCTAGAGTAGTTAACTTTCTCGCCCCTTCTCATCTTAGCAAACATGTATGCAGTAACATCACTTCGGAACCCATCCCTAGATGATCCTACAATTCCTATTTGCTCTTCTATAGTCCTCATGAAAGTCTCGTCAGGCTCCATCTCTTCTTTGGTTATTCTATCTTTCAGTTTTTGCCTTGTAGTTGCAGCTTCGGCATTGTCTAGGTAGTTATCAAATAACGATTGAGCCTGCTCTTCATAAGCAGTGATAAATGCTTTTGCAATTTCTGTTTCTAATATTTTTAGGTACTCTTCTCTTACAACCTTCTGTATAAGCTCAAGACAGTTATTACGAAATTCTTCATCCACTATTTGCTCTTTGACCTGCCTAGTCAACGAGTCCATTACCGATATCGGTGTAATCATAGACTTATCACTATCCGATAGTGCACTATCAAGTGCCTTCATTATAAACCTAGTAGAAATACCTGTCATTCCTTCTTTTCTAGATTCATCCCTCAGGTCTTTGATGTCTATCTTTTTAACCCTGCCTTTCTCTATAACATCATCGCCATTGTAAATTTTCATTTTAGTTAATAGGTCACATTTGCTTGAGGGCTTAAGTCTGGACATAACACTAAACATTGATGCAATTTTTATAGTGTGAGGAGCGATGTGGTCGTTAAATTCAGATCTACCTAATTGCTTTTCATAGATTTTTATTTCTTGATCTAATTCTAAAACATATGGCACGTTAATCTTAACAACACGATCAAGAATTGCTTCATTTGTATGCGACGACTGGAATCGATTCCACTCCGCTTCGTTACAATGTGCGACTATTACTCCATCGAAATAAATCATGTCATTCTTACCAGGAGAAGGTACTCTTTTTTCCTGAGTTGCAGTTATAACAGTGTGAAGAAATTCAATTTCATTCTTAAATATCTCGACAAATTCTACTATCCCTCTATTTCCAACGTTAAATGCACCATTAAGGGAAAGGACCCGCGGGTCATCTTCAGGGTATTTATCAAGCTTCGAGATATCCTCAGAGCCTACTAGCACCGATACATCTTGGCTATTTGCATCCATCGGAGGTACGGATGCAACCCCACGCCTACCCCTCTGAGAAAAGGTAGACTGTGTTACTGGAAAGTTCTCGTATTCCCCACCAAGATCAGAAAAAAGCATATGCCTTGCTATAGGACTAATATCACCCTCTATTTTAACACCCAGCATTTTTTCAAATTTACCACGAAGGCTGCGAGGTAAAAGCTGTAAAGGTTCCCCACGCTGTGGGTCTCCGCTTAAGTGATAATACACATGTCCCTCTAGAACAGATTTTATATGCTCAGTAAGGGCTGATTTTCCAGCACCAACAGGTCCCATCAGCAATAGTACCTGGCGACTTTCCTCCCCCTTAAGGGCAGCCGACTTTAAGAATCTCATAATTTTTGCAATTACTCTTTCCATTCCGAAAAAGTCTTCTTGGAAATATTCGTAAATTTTAATATTGCTGGAATCAAATAGTTTGTGGTGCCTAGGGTCAGATGTGTCCATTGCACTAACACCATGATCCTCTATAGCATCACACAATCTTTTATGAGATAGTTTCACTACACCTGGATTTTTTGATACTAAATCTAGGTAATCCAAAAAAGTCCCATCAAACTTTTCTTCTTTTTTAGAACTTCTTTGTTTTTCAATTAGCTTTCGAAAATTTGCCTTAGCCATTAAGCACCCCGAATATAATTAGATTTCCCATGGTTCTTCTTCAATAATAGTTATTAATTTTGCAAGATCACCCCACAATGTACTGACATGTAGTATAACCTCGTCTGCATATGTGAGCTCTAAATCTCTGCCATCGTGATCATGCCTCAAGCATAAAATATTGCCGTCCTCTATCTTATCTACATAAATCTTAGGTATGGAATTAATACCTACATTTTTTAACAACGACTCTTTTACTAGTTTCCATCCATCGTCATCTGATATTTCTGACACACTATACGTACCTTTCTGGTTTTTAAATGAAAACAGGTTTAACTCTTCACAATCATCCCTTGTTAGGTATTGCCTAAGAAATGCTTCGTCATGTGAAACTTCTCTAGCCACAAAACACTCCTCAAGGCCGTGACGTTCCTCTATTTTATTAAACAGATAAAATCCCAAATGATAAGGATTAATTCCTCCTATGTGAGGCCTAATAACTTGGTTGTGACTTTTTATAAATGGTAGGTGTAAATTTTGGGGCAGGTCAAGTTCATTCATCATCCTATAATGCCAAAAGCATGCCCAACCTTCATTCATAATTTTCGTTTGTATTTGTGGAATGAAATACCTAGCGTGATCTCTAACTATTTCCATTAGGTCAACCTGCCAATCTTCGAGATTTCTAGCATGTTCTAAAATGAACCCCAGCAAATCGCGGTCAGGTTCTAGTGGAATTTTCTCAAGATCAAAATCTTCATACATTCCGGATGCATCATTTTTTACTAACGATGTATATTTTTTCTTTAGTTCCTTATGGGATTCTCTTTCATACGGAAAGCTAGGCACCTGAAATTCTATTGCATGGGCAGAATCCAATATTTGTTCTACCGCTGCAATTCCTATGCTGGGATCTTCTATGTACCCCTGTATCCTTTTTTTTGCATTTCTAAACCTAGAAACAACAGTCTCAGCACGTGTATTTTGAAACATTCGATTATTTTTAAAAAAGTCTGAATGCCCTACGCAGTGACACATAATCAGTATTTGTAGATAGAGAGGGTTTTCTCTCATTAAGTACGATATCGAAGGGTCAGAGTTAATAATAAGCTCGTATGGAAGTCCCTCAGCTCCAGCATTGTACATCTGGTGTGTTCTTTCAAAGCTTTTCCCAAATGACCAGTGAGAATAATGGCTAGGCATACCATGATAGGCCATATTACCAATCATCTCGAAATAATCACATGTCTCATAAACAATAGGGTACCAGTCTAGGTCATGTGATTTTGCCAATTCACAAATTTTTTCATCCCATTCAGATAGGTCATCTAAATTCCAATCATTCATCTAATTTCCCCCCAAAGATCTTTCTAAATGATGGCCAGATGTCCTCTTTAGAGAATATCTTTACTATCTTAAAGTTCTTATCAACCAGGTTTGCAAATGCATTAGAAAGCCTAGAATCTCTATCTTCAAGCCATTGTACTCGATCACGCTCAGGTTCAATTTCGCAATAACAATAGAGCTGGCAGACATCCTTTAAGGCAACTGCTGCTTCATTGCAACTAGAAGTATCATCAGGCCAGTTATCACCATCTGAACACTGGAACGTATACACGTTCCATGACTCGGGATGATATCTTTCATTAACTACTTCAAGTGCCCTCTTAAGTGCACTTGAGACTATAGTTCCACCCCCGCTTCCTCTAGTGAAAAATTGTTTCTCATTAACTTCATAAGCGGATGTATCATGAGAGATAAATACAATGTCGACATTTTCATAGCGGTGGCGAATAAACTGGTATATTAGAAAATAAAAGCTTCTTGCTATGAATTTCTTATCCTTGGTCATCGATCCGGAGATATCCATTATAAAAAAGATTACGGCGTTACTAGATTCTTTATGCGTCTTTTTTATGTGCCTATACTCTAGATCGTTGTTGTGAAAAGTGAACCGATCTTCATCATACATCCCTTCACGCTTAGCACCAGCACGCCTTTTAAGCCGATTAATAGCTGTCTTTTTCTTGTCAAGCCTAGGACGTATTCCTTTTTTCCTATAACCACTTCTCTTAAATTTCTCAGAGGTTATTTTCTTAATCTTTTTTCTTTGTAGCTCTGGTAGTTCTAGGTCTCTAAACAGGTATTCAGCCAGTTCATCTAACGATATTTCAACCTCATAGTACTCAGCACCCTTCTCATTTCCAGCCTGCTTTCCCTCTCCGGGCTTTGGCTGTGATGGTGCCTGCCCTACCGTCTGTCCACGCTTTACGTTCTTACCTGGCGCAGATCCAGCCTTAGAGTTACTTTCATTATCGCCATATACAAAGCGGTATTCTTTAATACCTCGTACGGGTATCTTAATTCGCTTCTTTCCGTCTTCACCGATTATCGATTCTTCTGAGACAATATCATATATCCCTTCCCTAATCGCCCTTTCTATTTTTTGCTTATGGCGACGGCGATCAGATGCAGAACGATCAGCTGATGTTTTATGTTCTTTAAATGTAGACATATTACCTATAATTATGCGGCAAAGTGGCTACAAAGTTTAACTAATTTTCAACCATACATCTCGCAGAGATTAGTGCCGGCCTCAGATAGTTCTTAATATCGGCCTCGATTTCATCCCATGTTAACCATTTTGCTGCATGATGTTCACACTCACCGGTTGCAGGATTCGGTCGAATAATGGGGTCTTGCTCAGTCACGCCGACGTATAGCGTAACATGGCTAACCCTAAATGTCTTATAGCCCCATGGGAATTTGATGTCGGATAACCCTGCCTCTTCATACGTTTCTCTTATTGCTGCATCAAAGGTATTTTCACCTGGTTCTATATTTCCCTTAGGCAGGTCATATTTTTCATATATCCTTAGGCCCAAAACCCTGTACTCAAGCCCTACTTGCTTTAAAACAATAATTCCTGCAGAGGGGCATCTACTTTTTTTTTCCATAATAGTCTCCCTTATGAAATTGCGAAGATCTGTTACGTCGTTTTCTATGACACCCTCAGACACCAGTGTGTGGCTAAAGCCTACACCCGAGGCCTCGGCTGCATTTTTAATGGCATATACATTTTTTATGTTATCTTCATACACATGTACATGTGTATAATCTCCAGCCTCTAGTCTTTTCGCTACGTACAAGCCTTTGTCATTTGGATTAGATGATCCTAGTGCGACAATGGAGATATTACTACGTAGCCCATTATCTTTTAAGAATTTTCTAACGGGAGGTGCAGAGCTTCTTGCTGTTAAAATAACGACGTTGCTAGCACCATGTTCACCTATAGTTTGCTGTAACTTTTTAAAGGTGCTTGGTATTGTCCTCCCCCCAGGGGGGTAGATTTCAAATTCAGAGAAATCAAATTTATCATCTGCTAATGGCTCATATAAAGCAAATTCTCCGCTATCTAAGTAACTAGTAGTACCATCACCATGATATACTGTGACCTGCGCATCTGAAATTGCTAGCGTATCATCAAAATCAAATATGTGCAATGTATCATTCATAACATAATATAACTATACTAATCCCATTACATATATGAACATGCCGGGCCTAATTAACTTGATACTACCGAATGCATTCCCGAAATCCCCGGGGAAATAACGGTTTATTCATCCTGTAGAACCTGTCCCAGTCAGAGTCAAGTATGTAGGTAACTGCGTGATCTTCCTTACTTCTTACACTCCTGCCCACTGATTGCATAATTGTTTTCGCAGTGTTTAATGGATACCACCACTTCCACCTATTCATCTTTTTTCGTATCAGTTTATCACCCAAATATGGATAGGGAATTTTGCAAATAACCTGAAACCTGCTGGATTCATCCTTGAGATCAACACCTTCCGTCATAGAGGGTGATAGTAGTACTGTGGGCTTTTTAGATGCTTTATGCTTCTTAAGCATCTCTTCTCTATTATGGCTATTGTGAATTATAAATCTTCTAGTTCTGATATTGTTTTTTAGATATTTTGCAATCTTGAAAGTGTGACAATGGATAATACCCTTTTCCGTTGGGTGATTATCTAGTATTTTCTTTACGCCTTCTGCCATCCTAGGAAGAGTCGAGTCAATTTCTTTAGATGACATACTGCCCAATCCGCATACAACTATCGGGCGGTTTTTAACTGGAAAAGGTGATGGAATAGAAATAAAAGATACATCATCCAGTCCTATGCCTAAAAGTTCGCACAGTGCCTTGTGGTCAAGGACTGTAGCCGACATCATTATGACCTTCTTACCTAATTTGAATAACATTTCCTCGGAATACGGTGCAACGTCAATTGGTTTAAATTCTATTTTCCTACCGGATTTTCCGTCGGCTGGAATTAAATTACATACCCAGTTATTGTTGTCATAAAGCTCCATGAACCTGCTTAACTTGCAGCCATGCTTATCTAAAAGGTCAAATTGTTTTGCAATGGAGGTAAATTCGTTTAGCTTTTCTTTGAGCCCAGCATATTTTTCCAACATTTTTTCAATGTGCTTAATATGTGAAAATAGCTTTGGAGAATAGACATTCTTAATCCAGTTAATTGCCTGTGGTTGGGTTGAAATATCAGGCATATCCAGCTTTAGTGCCTGTTTTGCAAACCTAGAAGTTACTACTATTTCAATAAATTTAGATAGCTCATTAGGTACATTATGAGCTTCATCTATTATAAGCGTTTGTCGGGGTGTAATTTTTCCTGCGTACGCAGTCTCTGCTAAGAAATATGGGAAGTTAGTCACACTCTCTTTGGATTTTAAAAATTCCTCTTTTGCCGCCTTATAATTGCAGTTAAAAACGCATGATTTGAAAAACCTAGAATCTTTATCTGCAGTTCTCAATGCCTGGGCACTTTCAGCACATGAGTTTTTCTTATAGAAACTGCACTGATAATTCGTAGAAGACTTAATGGATTTCATTATTCCACCGTGACGCCCAAAGTCTTTTACATATTGCTCTTGAAGAATTTTCTGCGTAGTTAGAAAATATGATCCTCCCTCGTATAAATCATCACCCTTGTTATGCGACTCTAAATATCTGGCAATCGTTAATCCAATTGCACTTTTTCCTACACCGGTACCGGCCTCTATTATAACAAACCTTTTGTTTTCATTGATAATAGAATTTAAAGTAAAGTCAATTGCAGCATGCTGACAATCTCTTATCTTTTTATGCGGAAAATATTTTGACCAATGTTCACTAGTAATATGCATTACAACATATCTCCAACTTCAACTATTTTTTATCTTAATAACGTCGAACTCATGAGAATCCGATGTGTAAAAAACACGGCGAACACCTACGAATCTTAAAACATCCATGCACATTTCACAAGGTTTTGACATCTGGAAATTTCCTCTTTTCCCTACACGGACTACAAATACATTTGCACCCTGGGTTATTTCTTTAGGTATACCTAACACAGCACCAATCTCAGCATGTACAGTTGCCCTACCACTATCCTTGCTTCGAAATCGGGCTCCAAATGAACAGAAGCTATCTTTATTAAAAGATGTCTTCAATACACGTCCACCCTTAACAAGAATAGCACCATGGCTAATATTTCCGTATGTGGAATTACTAGCTGCGCGCCTTGCAAGTTCGAAATATCTTTGAATTCGCTTGCTGGAATCAGGAATAACCATGATGCCTTATTGCAGAACCGGTAGTAGGGTGATTACCCGAATACCAGAATATAGGCTTTGTCCCAAAATCCCATGGACGGCAAGTCCTCAGAATTCTTTTGAGCTCTACCCAAGCCGGTTTCAATTTCTTTATCAGTTAATAGGAGCGTATTAATGTCACCATGATTATCGATGTACGTTATGCCGTTATAAAAATCACCGGCTACGCCTCTTTTTCCAGAATTTTTAACTGACTTTAACTTTCCGATATTCATTCTACAAGCCTCCCTATGGCATTTTTTAAATTATAATCAAAACGCGTATCATTTACAACGGAATGAAGAAAAAAAGACTTGCCTATTTAAATTTATGAGAGGTTAAAAATCTTATGAAAAAACCCAAGCTTAAGCTTAACAGTATCATCTGGATTGTCGTTATTTTTTCCGCCCTTTGTTTGAGTTATTCATGTTGCGCAACATCCCAATTGGGGTTGGTGTCTAGAGAAGACGCAACTCATATTAATAGAAATGCATTTACGCTAGTAGAAGCATCTTATGAGTTAATAGCAACCGAATGCCTAGGAAATGAAAAGAAATGTAAAACAATGCCAAGAAACATAAAAGTAAATTCGATGCAAGCACGCGGGTCAGGTGTTATTATAGAACATCGAAGAAATTCGACATACATCATGACTGCTGGTCATGTATGCGAGCATTCATTTCCAGACACAGTAAATGTCGATGGCCTAAAGTATGCAACAAGATCCCATACTAGCATAAGGTTCTTTGACCTATACGGGTCGTCTCATGAAGGTAGGGTGCTATACTCTGACATGGAGGCTGACATATGTATCGTTGAGTCACCTGGTCAGTGGGGCTCAACAATTAGGATAGCTGATTCAATGCCACGGCATGGAGCTAGAGTATTTAATACGGCTGCACCGTTTGGCATTTATTCACCCAAGATGGTGCTAATCTTTGAGGGATTCTACTCAGGTGAAGACATGACAGGCAACGTATTTTTTACGTTACCTTGCCGTCCCGGAAGCTCAGGATCTCCAGTCTATAACTCAGATGGTGAACTTATAAGCATTATTCACTCTGCATCTGTAATGTTTGAAAACCTAGGTCTAGGCTCTAGGTTAGAGATCATTAAGGAAGCAATCAAGGCTCATATACCACCTAAGCTAGAACCTATCGTACATTATATGTGGTATAAAGAAGTTAACTAACGCATTTTCTTTGAGGCTTTAAGCCTTTCATGGTGATACTTGGTCGGCTTTTTAATGATCTCCATTATATTTGCTAACCGAAACTGTCCACACATTTCGCATGCGAAACTGATATAGTCTTCACCATCGCTTGGACAATCAATGTGAAAGCTAGCTATAGCACCGTATCCAAGCTTACCGTCTGGGTACCTTTTTACGAATACCTTTTGACCGTATTTATACCCACCAAAGCTAGATATGTCTGGTACGTATTCCTTCTTTTTTCTAGGCATATTAGTATTCTATATCAGAAACTGCAGGTGTACCAGTGTCTATATTTTTTGACAACCTTTCCCTATTCGCTTTTTCGACATTCTGTCTTGCGAAATTCTGAGCATCTTCTTCGCTGGCAAATATCCTTAAGGGTGTTGATAGATTATCGTCAAATTCGACAGTAACTTGGGAATACCACTGCTGACCATTTCCCATAGGATATACATCAACGCTGATCCCAGGATAGTCCTCCCAAGAATAGGGATCATTATCAATAGTATGGTAATTCCTCCCTATTTCTTCCCTTAGTATTGTTCGAACTATTTTTCTAAGTGTACTTATTTTCACTGACCATCACCCCTGTTATAAATAGAAGTTAAGTCTTTAATCATACCACGAATTCGTGATGCACTTAATACATCACCCTTAGTTAGATATAGGCCAATGAGTGCCTCGAGGTATCTCTTTGCATTATGATATATCGTTTTCTTTAGGGCATCTTCGTGATCAACCGCAATCAACTTTTCATCTTTTTGATTATGCATGTCACTTCTCCCTTTCTAAAATTTTAAATCAAATAATGTTTCCTCGATAGAACTGACTTGGGGGCATCATGGTATTATTGCAACTTTCCATGTACCGTTTTTTGATTTTACCCAAGTCATCTTACGTGGTGTAGCATCGCTGGAACCTTTAAGAAATTCCGGCTTGAATAATGTGTATTGTAGGCTATCTTTTGGGTTAACTACCGGATTCTCTAGCATCAAATGATTGTGGTGAATATCCGTGGATACCTTGTTGGTGCCTAGAGTTTTGCACCCTATCAACATAGTAACTATAATAGCCGTAATTAGTAACATTTTGCTTTTCATGAAAACCTCAACTCTACTAGTACCTATGGTCTATCTATCAAATTATATTCCGGAGGTATACCTTTTCCAAAATCTATAAGTTCCATATCGTACGTATATAGTGACCAACCAATTGGCTCATGACCACCGGCCGCGGCGATCATCTTTTTTGATAATTCAGGAAGGCTCTTAAAGGGCCCTCGAATTCCCCAGTTTCCCGTGTGATATAGCTTTTTAGGATTTCTTCCTCTAAAAAATAAACATACCGCATGCCCAGAAGGCTTGCCTTCTAGGGTAAGCCATGATGTAGTAAAATATAGCGGCTCGAAATTTGGATTAATACAATTCACCGCCCATGCTGAAAAGTCATCACAATCCAAAGAGCCATCAGGCTGTGAACCGGTTTCCGCTATACTGTCGATACAATGTTGTACCCAATAGGGTGATCCAACGGCATCCCCTAACTCTTTGAGCCCATCTTTTTTCCACGTAAGTGTATCCATCAACTCTGTGGCTTGATCCGGATCTAGCCCTAGGCTAAGTACAACATGTTTGTATTTTCTATGATAAATGAATCGATAGATAGAGCTCCACAGGGTATATAACCTAAATGCATGAGCAGACCAGTGCATTACAATTAGAAAAATTAATTTTGCTTTTCTTAACATCATCTTTCACCGTATATTATCATAAGTATGACTTAAGATAAAAAAAGGCCCTGGCATGCCAGGGCCTTCTAGCTCATATGAGCTAATCACAGATTTTAACTAACGGTGACCCGTCGTTTAGCCGACTCCTGCTTTTCAACAGGAATATTGATAGTAAGGATGCCGGCGTCATACCTAGCTGAAATGGAATCAAATTCAACTCCCTCCGGTAATGACCAAGACTTAGAGAAAGAACTATAGTCAAACCCTCTAGACAAATAGCTATTCTTTACATCACTAACCCCAGCGTTATGTTGTTTCATAGAGATAGACAATACGTCTTTATCAATATCAATAGTAAAGTCATCCCTAGAGTAACCGGGGACAGCCAATGCAATCTCAAAACCTGATTCATCCTTAAGGATATTACAGGGTGGTGAGTTAACATATGCTGAGTTACTCAGTGCTCGAGGTGCAGTCCAAGAAGCATCAGACCACTTGGGAAAAATGCTGTCGAGGATATCATTAAAGTCGCTGTAGGGATAATACTTCTTTTTTGTTGAAATAGGGAAAAAATTACTCATTTAAACTAGCCTCCATTAGATAGTCCGACTTAGTCGGTATTTTCCATATGGGTAAAAGATAATAACAAGATGAGCTCGGAACAGGCCTAAAGTGCTTTTTTTTTATTTTTTTTATTTTTCTTTAGGGTATGAAAGAGGGAACGTGTGTGTAGTATATTCGTGATAGCCCCTTATGGTTGCTATAACAACTTCACCTGGGTGTAGTTCTTCAAACATACTCTTCACCATGCAACTATCTCTAGGCCCTAGGAATTTAAAATATGATGTTTTTCCCATAGACCAATTAATCGAAATAACTGTCCATGGTATTCTCACTGGTCAAGTTCTTCAAGCCAGATGTCTAAGGAATCTTTAACGATGGTAGAATCCCATGACTCTTGGAATTCTATTAGTGCATGATAAAGATCCGGATACTCTTCTTCAATCTTGCTAAAATCTGATTCGAATACAGATTCTGCTCCGGTTATAAGGTGATTAATAAGTACTTTAATTGCAGCATGCTGCTCAGCGCTCAAACTTAAATCTGCCATACTCTACTTTCCTTGACCTATCCGCTATGTCTTTTGGCCTAACCAATATCTACAGGTTTATCTGTTATAACTGTTTCTGTCACTATAATTTCTTCTACATGCCTATCGAAAACCTCAACTTTCGAAAGCGGGACGTAACAAGCAAGGCTGTTAGACTTTTCTATAATGAAATACTCTTGATGCCCGTCAATTGTCCCACGCATGTAGCACCCGGATGTAATTAGTTCTTCAATATCCTGACGTCCTTCACTGGTTTGGGCCTGGTACTTTAAAATAAAATTTTCCTTAAATTTACATATGACCCATTCTTTACTGGTAGAATGACGACTAGTAATCTTATGGGGCTTTATTTTTATACCCATCTCTCTAGTCCTGCCTGTAAGCATTTAATCATTCTTACCAAAAATACTATAACATAAAACTAAAAATGTCGATAGTATAAGAAAAATGCTAAATGCTGTCTTTAGCTCTTCAATTCTATTCAACTATCCGACAACGTCTATAACTGCATCAATCAGGGGAGTAGAGTCATCGACAATTACCGGTGCATTATCAACCTCAGCGCTCACCTGACCAACGGATGCATTTTCTTGAATTACCTCTACTTGTGCATTCAGCATTTCTTGAAGTGCTTCTGCTTGAGCAACAACGGCCTCAACAACCGGTGCTTGTACAGCAACTTCATCAACACACCCCGGACACATATGTGCGGCATTCTGCACAGATTCAACGACCTGCTCAAGCGCTCGTGATGCCATAACCATTTCAACAAGAACATCATGCTCAGGTGAGTTACTTTCAACTACGGGGCCAGGCGATGGTGCCTCAGGAGCAGGTGCCATATCTTCGCCACACTCCAGCATCCTAGCTTTTTCTTCACGAATAATTTTCTTAAGTTGCCTTTTCGAAATTCTCATCTTTAATCTCCGGTGGTGTACAAATAACTATATTCTTTTAATTAAAATACACATTATGCATTTTTCTTTTTCGGGTATTCAGGATGCTGGATATTCAGGTATATCTTTCTTTCCCCAGGCATTAGCTCCACCTGGGTTTTTACCCTCCACCCTACATCCCTGTATTGTTGAATAATATATTGATAAAATGACATCCAGTATTCTCTAATCTCGAACATCATTCCATTCTGTAGTTGCTTACTTGACCATTCACCCTCGAGGCACCGGTTCACAGCTTTAATTACTGCCCTGCATTCTTCCGATGGGCGGTCTTTTAATTTTTTTATTAAGTTAATACTCATATATGAGTTACTCAGTCCATCACAACTATCACCAATAAATATTCCGGGTGATGATAAGTTAATCTAGAATTCTAGACGCCCTTAATGTGCTGCAAAACATGGAATGTATGAGTATTAACATATACAGGTACAATATTGTCGTGGCATAATATTAAGTATGCCAGTGTTGCTGTCTCACTGGGCATGGTCATCCATTCTTTTCCCATGTATATACCGGTAATGATAGGTGCATTACTGTATATTCTAGGCCTAGGAATGGCTTGGATCAGATCACCTTCAGCTAGCTTCATATTTTGGCATCCTACAGCTAGTTATATTATCCTCAATTCTTCTGGCGTGTACATTCCAACTGATGAGTCTTGCCACAGCACATGTATTACGATAGGGGTATCATGATGAATTGACTTCTTGATGCTAGTAACTGTACCCGTGCCATGTTTTCCTCTTAGCATTACCTTTGTACCAATTGATATATCACGACTTCCCACCTGGCCAGTCGCCTTTAAGGATTTCGACTTTATGTGTTCTTGCGGGAATTTTAACGACCTTTCCCTTAAATAGAACGGTGTAAAATAAGATTGCACCGGCTTCACTCGCATCTTCCCACTCTTCTCCCATATACAGCGCAGGCACAATCATGTACCCCGTATAGTCTTTTATAGGCGCTACTATCACCATATCTCCGGGTTTCGGAGAGCTCATGAGTAACCCCGGCATGTCAATAACATATTATTAATTATGGCCCTATAGGGGAATATGTGTACCCTTGTTAATAGATGTCATATTAATAATATTGATTTCCGCTAGGCCGCGGTGGTCAGTATAAGTTGGAGGAATGTCTGAAAACCACTGAATTCTCCAGCACCAGCATGGCCAATCAGCCGGCTTTCCATTTTTTGCATACATGTCGAACCTTTCATATAGCATCCCCCTATAGTCCTCTCCAGGCCTTGACCACTCCGAAGGCATATCATTAAGGATAACAATATCCCCTTCCTTTAGGCGTCTTCTAGGCATGCAGTATACCCCTTTAGATCATGATTATAAATGGTACCATACATGATAAGCGATTACACGAATTACCGCCGCGCGGTTTTTCTCGAGAGCGTTCTTTTCTCGAGCAGTTTTTAAGGCGAATATTCGTATGTCGCCTCAGGCGACGTCTCACGTCGTCCATTCCGCGACAATACAGCTAGCGTCCGATAGATTTTCCGAGCATGTATGAACGAAGTGAATTTAATCGGTCCAATACGGTAGCAACCTTGCCTTGACCCCATTCCGGAACGTGTTCCAAGTCTTTGACCATATCGCTAAGCTCCAAGGCAGTAGCCGCAATCGATTGAAGTTGATTAACGGTCATTCCGACTTCTTCATCGGTCTCCTCAGCTTCAGGGGCCAGACCAATATCTTCAGGATCAAAAACAACAACTTCACTCTCTAGTTCCTCGGCCGGTGGCCACGAAGATACCTCCTCGTCCACCCCTAGAGGCCCTAGAGCACTTTCTAACTCTTCCTTGATTATACACTTAAGTCTCTGTTTACTGATCTTCATGACATGCTTCCTCACGGGACGTAGCTAGTAATTAATTATACTGTACAGATGACAAAGTAACATAGCCGCCCCCGATAGACAAGCACTTCAGGGAAGCATGACCTCCGCCTGGCCACCCTTCGGCGCAATGATAACAGGGGCACCCAGGCGTAATGCATGTGACTCTACCATTGATCGGCTTTTTGCATTATTAACAAATGCATTAGGTTTAGTCTCCACTAGCATTAATGCACGCCCCCATTGCGAATCCACATAGTACGCCATCATCCCTACCACATCGGGCCTCATATTGGACGGAAGTTCTCGTGTACTCCATAAACACTGAAAATCCTTACACTCTTGGGGTCTCTGAGAATATATGTTACACCCCTTTGAACATGCATGACTGCAATTATTCCATTTTGGCTTGTTTAGTTCACCAATCTCTAAAACATGGCAGCATGTACGGCAATCACCGCATGGCCGGGGCTTCTGTGACTTCCCGCGGCTTTTCTTCCTTCCCATTTACTCAATCATCCTTTATTAACAGATTTTCTTCTTCGGTATGCCATGGCAACCCCCACCGGTCCGATTTGCCATGGCTCGACCTCTACGACCTTGCCATCAACTAGGGCATGCCATCTCTCTAAGCCTTCCGGTGTGATAGTGCGGTCGACGAGTACAGCCTCCGAGACAGCATATGTGCTGTTAGTCGTTTTGTACTTGATTGCCACCAATTCGCCTATCCGCATATCCTTAAGTATCGACCAACCAGGATAATCGCACCTATGATGACTGTCATAATTGCTAATTCAATCACTGCATGCTTTCCTAGTCGATTAATCATACTAGTATTATAACCGCTTAGCGCACTTAAGGAAACAGCTAATTTCTGCTAATCTAACCCCAACTAGAGGGCGATGTATCACATAGTAATCGATATGGTCTTTATGGTGATCGCCGAATGGGGGAGGTCGTAGTGACTGTATACCATCAATCACTGTGACTACTTCACCCGCGTAGGTCCAAGC